CTGAGTACAACCCCGCGCACCATGCCGAGGATTGCCCGCACGACTGGATCGAGAGAGGGGAGGCGTAGATGCGAGGGTTCTACAACTACTACGCGCCGACGGTTATCCCCTGCGAATGTGGCTCGAAGGAGCCGTACTGGCACGGACCAGAGGACGGAGACCGTCACTACTGCTGTGACCCCTGCTGGGCTGTGTCGAGCCATAACCCGGAAGCGGTGCAGCATCCGAGCAAGGCGCCGACGAAGGGGGGGTGCTGATGCGCACCACCCTCGTGCTGCTCGTCCTGCTGGCGGTGGCGCTCGGCTTCGTGCTCGGGCGCCGCTTCGCACCCATGCCGACGCTGGTCATCTGCGACAGCGTCTGGCCTGATCCGATCACCGACCCGCGCGATCCCTACCTGCGCCACGTCATTCCTGCCGGGGACTGCGTGCTCGGCCCCTCGGTCCACGGTTCCCCGGTAGAAGTGAGGTTCATCGACTAATGCCGAACCATGTGACAACGACGTTCACGATTGAAGGCCCGGCGGAGGATCTTGCCCGCTTCCGTGCGACGCACGTCATCGTCGTGGAGAAGAAAGGAGAATCCGACATCTTCCTGGACTTTCGGACTGTGATTCCGATGCCCGCCATTCTGGATGGGATCGTCAGCGGCAGCCGGACGGATCTGGCGGTGCAGTACATCACCGGGAAGCGACTGCACGAGATCACCAACAACGAAACCGTGGCGAAGATCGCCGCGATGTTTCCGCCGCTTCCTGCCGAGGAGATGGAGCGGCGGTACAGCGGCTTGACGACCGAGGACCTCGCGATGGGCGCGCGCGCCCTGCAGGCGATCGAGGAAACAGGCCATCCCACCTGGTACGAGTGGTGCCTGGCGTCGTGGGGCACGAAGTGGAACAGCTACAACTTCAGCATCGTGGACGACGGCCCCACCCGGTTCGTCTGCCGGTTCGATACGGCATGGAGCACACCGACGCCAGTCCTGACGAAGCTCGCCGAGCTTTACCCCGCGCTGCAGTTCACCTCCCACAGCTACGACGAGGGGGGCTACTTCGAGGCCCACGGGCAGGGGCTGCGAGGGCAGTTCGTCGAGCGTACCCAGGACCCAACGGACGTCGGCTACGAGTTGGCCTACGGGCGTCCTCCTGATCGTGACGATGACGACGAGGCCGAACAAGTAGACGCGGCCTCCAGAAGCGGGGAGGCGTAGATGGCCGTTGATTTCGGACACGACGAGAGCGCCGAGCTGCTGAACGACCGTGCGAAACGCCTGAAGTGGGCGAAGTTTTACGCGCAGCGGGCGGAGGCAGTGGCTAGATCCGCTGCGGCGAGCCTCGAAAGGATCGCGATGGGCGAGGGAACAGTAGTGGACCGCTGGCAAGTGGCCCGCGCGGTCAGGGGGTTGCGTTTGGCCGCTGACCGGATTGAGGTTCGAACGCTCAAGGGAGAAAGCCGATGATCGTCTACATCCTGTTCCACGAGACGAACTGCGGCCACTCGGATGAGAGCGACGGCTACGTCGAGGCGGTCTACGCGACCCAGGAAGCCGCGGAGGAGGCCCGTCTCGCGGCCATCCGGGAAGCCCGGGACCGCGGCGACGCCATCTACTACGACCCCGACACCGACGAGGAGTTCGCAGAGAGTTGGGAGCACGACTGGCGCGTCGAGGCACACCAGGTGATTGGAAGGGCAGAATGAGCATCAAGATGCGGCAGAAGGTAGAGCGGGAGATCATCAGCGCCTTCGTGAAACAGGCACTCGCGGCTGGTTACCGCCTGTCCGTCAGCCTCGAGCGGGGCTTCGATCTCAAAGTCGGTGATCCCATGCTCGGCTCTACCGATGCGGACGCGCTCATTGAGGAGGCCATGGCCGGGGATGATGCGCACATCTTCGTCCACGCGGCTGACGGTCCGTTGAGGGATGAGAAGACCGGCTCGCTGGTGACCGTAGGCTGGGTCTACATCGTCCTGGGAAACGACGGGTGGGACGTGATCAGCGACTACTCCATGGGTCTCGACAAGCTCGGACTGATGGCCGAGTCGGAAAGGATCTCGAAGGAATACGAATGAGCCCGGCGAAGCGTAAACGTCCGTATTCGCGAGACTTCGGCACCACCGGCCGCAAGGTCGATCTCACCGTCAGCGCCATCCCGGCGCGACTGCGCACGTCCGCCAGGGCGAAGGCGAAGCGGGAGCGGGTGAGCCTTCGGGCCACCCTGCTCCGATGGCTCGCCAACTGGACCGCCGGACGCCGTCCTGACGAAGACGCACCATCGAATTGACGAGCCAGCACGATCCGTCTACACTGGCACCTTATCCGGGAATCTGAGGGGTAAGGAAATCAGGTCTCACAGCCGGGCGGCCGAAAGACCGACCGGCTGTGCAGCACTTTCAGGACAGCTTCAGTCTCGCTGAGGAGCCCCAGCGCATCGCGCGCCGGCTGATTGCGGAGGATCCGCAGTTCCCCCACCTCAAAGAGGCCGATCCGCTACTCGCGGTGCTCTTCTCGCAGATGGAAGTCAGGCTGCATGGGGCTCGCGCGGCGGCGATCGTGGCGCTCCCGAAGGTGCAGGGGACCTTCCGCAACCTCTTCGAGTTCCTGGTAGCTGCGTTCGTGGCCCCGCTCTGTGGGTGGCACGATCCCGACTTCATCATCGTGGTCGACGCGGCGATCTGGCAATCCCTCGACGCTGAACGCCGCGAGCGCCTCATCTTCCATGAGCTGTGTCACGTGGTCGCGAAAGAGGACGAGTTTGGGGTGATGCGCCGCGACAAGGAGTCCGGTAAACCCCTGCTGAAGCTGGTGCCACATGACGTCGAAGTCTTCCACGCCGAAATCATCAAATACGGGCCGGAAGTCTGCGAACTCGAAACGGCGTGCGAAGCGATCGTCGAAGGCGCCGCGCAAGCGAAGCGCCGCCGCTTCAAAGTCATCGGCAAAGCATCCTGATCCGCCCTCCCAGGCGTTGACGACGGTTGACCAGGCCGCAGACCCCACCACGCCGACCGTCAGCCCCCGCTGGCGCGTGATCCAACGCGCCGTCTACACCTTGATCGACGAGGGAAAACAGCCCACGCAGGCCAATCTGGCGGTGCAGCTGGGCGTCTCGCGCCAGGCAATCTGGAAGTTCTTTCGCAGTCAACCCGAGTTCCTGAAGTGGCTGGACGACCAGATGCGGGCCGAGAACGAGGCCCTGATCGGCCCCCTGGCGCGCCGGATGTTCAACATTGGGATGCAGGGCAGCGTGCCGCACGCGGATATGTTCGCGAAGCTCGTCACGGGGCACTACACGCGCAACCTGGGCTCGCAGCTGCCGGGCGGCGACGCACCCTCTCAGACCAACTTCCAGATGAACTTCCTGATCCCTCGGCCGGAGTATCCGGAGGCGCCTGGCCAGGCCGCGCTGCCGGCGGTGCGCGAGGCGATTCCCGGCATGGTCATTCCGAACGTGGCGGTGAACCGGTGACTGACAACTCCAAATCCTTAATCGAGAACCCGAAATCACCGGCCGTCCGCCAGGACGTTACCCCGCCCGGCACGTCGCCGACGGCGGCCGGTGTCTTCCGGGAGGCGATCGACCGGCAGATGGACCCGCTCCTCGAGCGGCCGGTGCACGGGATCGAGGCGGCGGCGGGTGTCGTGAACGGCCAGGGTGTGGTGGAAGGGCAGGTGAGTGTGGCGACGAAGAAGGCGGGCACGTTCGCGCTGTGGGGCCAGGCCGCGACTGGTTTCGGCTACACCGTCATGGCGAAGTGGCGCAAGACGTTCGGCGGTGGCAAGTGAAGGCGGCGGAAGTCGAGATTCACATGCCGGGGTGTCGTGTGCGCGGTGGTGGCCGCTGCACGTGCGATTGGGCCGAAATCGAGGAAAAACGGGCCAACGAGCGAAATTCGACCGCACAGGAGGCTCGTAGAGCGACGATCGCAACGTCGCCCATACCCCAGCACCCCCCGTTTGACGAGGAAATCGCCCGCATGGAAGGGGAGGGAGGGGAACCGCGGGACGGTGGTGCAGCGGCCAGCACTCCGGTCTCCAAAACCGGCGACGCGGGTTCGACTCCCGCCCGTCCCGCCACATCCTTCATGATCCGCAACACCCTCTACGGCTTCAATCCCGAGCGGTGGCGCAGCGCGGCACGCCCGTTCGTGCTGCGCGGCGACGTCGTTAATCACCACGCGGACGAGCCGTTGTTCGCGCCGCACCCGAAGCAGGTCGCGTTCTTCGAGGGCGACGCGCCGAGGATCTTCCCGAACTATCCGCCGTCGGGCCGCCCCGTCGAGGAGCTGCCAAAGCATCAGCGCCGGCAGTATGGCGGCCGATCCGTCCGCCAGTGGTTTCGCGAGATGCGGGCCGAGGAGTTCGCCCAGGCAGTGGACTACCTGGAGTTCAGCATCCTCGGCGGCAGGTGGCGAAACGGCGTGCCGTGGACGCTGTTCGACACGCAGGCCGTGATCGAGCGCGAGACCGCTGCGCACTACTCACCGGAGCCGGACGAGTTCGCATACTTCGTAGACGCGTCAGGGCTTCCAACCGCTCGCGAGCTGTGGAACCACTCGGGCCGGTCTGGCCGCTACGACATCCACCGGGAGGTGATCCAGCTCTTCGCCGCGCATCCGGGGGACTACAAGGTGGTACGTTCGCGCCGGTGCTACGCAGGCCGTCCCGCGGGAACCATGTGGAGAGTGCGCCGCGATCGCGTGATGGACCCGAAGGCGTTCACGGTGATCGGAACCGACGATCCGGGCGGCCGCTGCAAACCAGAGTACTGGTCGCTTCCCCGGCTCGAGGACCACGAGCGGCTGTGTGATGAGCCTGACCGCGAAGGCGGCGGCATCCTCGGAGGGACAGGGAGATGGTAAAGACCATCCGCCACGCGATCGCCCACCTGCTCGGCCTGGCGCCCGCGAGCTGGCACGTCATGTTCGACGGCACCGGCACGCCGTTCTGCCGCGTCCAGTTCTGCGAGACGTGCTTCGCGCCCCTGGCGGTGGCACCGCTCAATCTGTCGAAGCGCGAGCCCGCGCGGTTCGAGCCGGTGGCGCTGGCGCCTGGTATCGGTCAGCTCCGCCCGATCGAGCCGCCACGCCGGCCGACGGTGGCCGACGTCGGCGCATTCCTCCGGGGAGATCCCGCATCCGTAGGTGCGGGCCGTGGTCGCGAGGGGTAGCAAGGCGCAGCTGATCCCGAGGGAGATCACCTTCGGGTACAAGAGCAAGGCCACTGGCCAATGGTGCGGGCCCCAGCCGAAACAGGCGCTCGCGCACGTCTGCCTCGCGGATCACCTCTTCTACGGCGGCGCCGCGTTCGGCGGCAAGTCCGAGTTCGCGATCGTCGAAGCGATCACCACCTGTCTCAGCCGCCCTGGCTGCGAAGTCGCCATCTTCCGCCGCAAGCACACCGAGCTGAAGAAATCGCTGATCCCCCGCTTCATGCGGCTCGTGCCGCGCTGGATGGCGAAGTTCAACAAGCAGGATATGTGCGCCGTGTTCTTCAACGGCTCGATCCTGTGGTTCTGCCATTGCCAGCACGAGGACAGCGTCTACACCTACCAGTCGGCCGAATGGCTGCTCCTCATCATCGACGAGGCGTCGCACTTCACCGAGTTTCAGGTCGATTACCTCATCACCCGCGTGCGCACGTCCGTTCCGGGGTGGCGAACGCGTGTCATCTTCACCTCGAACCCGGGGAACGTCGGCCACGGCTGGCTGAAACGGCGCTTCGTGCGGCCGACCGCCGCGGAGCTGGGGAACCGGCCGCCCCCCGCGCCGATGGAGGTCTGGCGACCGCTCAAGACGGACCCGGCCGACCCGACACCGCCCGAGCACGTGAAGACGCGGTGCTTCATCCCGGCCCGCTCCGAGGACAATCCCGCCGGCATGGAGGCGGACCCGACGTACATGGCGGGCGTCTGGGCGCTCGGCGGGGACAAGGCGAAGCAGCTCGCCCTGGGCGATTGGGACGCGAACGATTCGATGATCGTCGGCCCCGACTGGCGCGCGAACCACCTCGTGACCGAGGGTGACACGCTGCTGCTGCACCAGGGCGTGCCGCTGCACACGCTGCTCGACTGGCACGTCGTGAACAAGCCCGATTGGAAGCCGCCGGCCGGCGCGACGATCTTCGGCTCCGTCGATTACGGCTACGGCGCGCCCTGGTCGTTCCACCTCCACGCGGTGTTTCGCTCGGCCACCGGGAGCACGCACACCAGGACGTTCTTCGAGTACTACAAGGCCAAGGTCCGCGACGTCGACCAGGCGCGCCTGATCCGCGAGGCGATCGTGCGGCTCATGGCGTCGAAGGCGGAGGGTGGCTGCTCGATGGAGAAGCCTACGTGGATCGTCGGGGACCCCGCCATGTGGAACAGCCGTGCGGAAATGGGGATCTCGAAGTCGATCGCGGAGGTCTACACCGATGAACTCGTGAAGATCGGCGTCGGCTTCATGCCGGGCGCGAAGGGGCGCGGCGCGCGCGTCTCGAGGCCGCAGCGGTGGAAGGATGCGCTGTCCACCGGCGAGGATGGACTCCCGCGCTGGTCCGTCACCACCGCCTGTCCGCACCTGATTCGCACCGTGCCCGAGATCCCCTGGGACGAGGATGATCCGGAAGTGGAGGACGGCGAGTCCGAGAACCACGCCTATGAGGGCGTCGGCCGGTTCTTCGAGGCGCGGCCGTTCGCCGCGCGCGCGGCGGCGCCGGATCCCTACAAGGATCTCAGCGACGATCCGATCTCGAAGGCGCACGCTGAGGCGCTGGCGAAGCGGGCGAGCCCGACGCCGAAGGTGCTCGACATAACCGGCATGATCGTCACCTAAGCGTGGATCGACCGTTCGCCCGAGGGCAGGTGCTGGCGCAGCATCTCCGCGGCGAGGTCGTTCACCTGGTTCGGCGGGCAGTTCTCCAGCTGGCGCTTGATGTCCATCTTGAGCTTCCACCAGCGGTATTCGGTCTGGCGGGTGCGCGCGCGGAGCAGGTTGCGTGCGATGTAGCGATCGAGGGCTTTGACAGCGGCGTCCATGGGCGTCCCGTCCTGCCAGGCGAGTGGGTAACGGGCTGCGCCGTGATACGAAACGCAGCCGTTCCCGATTACATGCCCATCTGTCCGGAAAGCGGACGGAAGTTGCCCGGCGGTCACGGTTTGAGCAGGAACCGTGCCGCCGCGACACCTATATGTTGCGTTCGCGTCAGAAATATGCACAATGGTGTCTCGACTCAGCCTTTCCCAATATGGACCCACGAGAACGCGCCACGGCCGTTGCTCTCGCTGATCGAGAGGGCTTCCGGACCTTCCGGAAGACTGCCCTGACATCTGCGCGCCGGATGGACGTCGCCTTCGCCGTCGAGACACCACACGGCGTCGTCGAGGGCAAGCCCGGCGATTATCTGTGCCTGGACGTTATGGGCAAGCCCTATCCCTGCGATGCCGAGACGTTCGAACGCTCCCACACCGAATCTGTCGAAGGAGACACCTACTGATGGGCGCCGGCGCCAACGTGACCCGCAAACGCGTCGTGGACCTCGCGGAAGAGTGCCTGAAGCGCACGAACCTGTGCATTTCGGACCTCTCGAAGCTGAACGCGTCGCACAACGCGCTCGCGAACAAGACCGGCGCTGACATCGAGAAGATCGAGCAGCGCGTGACGGGCGCCTCGGCGTGGTGCCAGCGGACCGAGAACAGCCTGACGAACCACATGGGCGCTCAGGCGCTCGTGGACCAGGAGCTCGCCGCGGAGATCGCGACGCTCCGGTCCGATCTGGTGTGGTTCGGGCGGCACCTGACCCGCTGGCAGCGGTTCCGCTGGCTGTGGACAGGGAAGGTTCCGGTCAACGCCATCGCAGCGCAGGAGCGGAGGGATCGCGAGGCGTACGCTGCGCGCTTCGCCAAGACGACGTCGCCGGCGCCGGAGAAGACGGTCCACCGGACGGATAGCGTCCCGTCCTACTCGCCGAACGCGGCGCACAGGCCCATTCCGTGAGCTGGCTACGCCTCCTCCTGCCGTTCATCACCCGCGGCATGCACGCCGCGAAGATCGAGCGTCTCGAGGACCGGATCGCGCACCTCGAAGGCCAGGTGGCGACCCTCACGGAGGAGCGGAACTACTGGCGGACGCGCGGCGAACGCCTGATGGATGCTGCCCTGGCGCGCGCGGGCGCGATCCACGAGCCGACGATGGTGAACAAGCCGCCGGCGCCGCCGGTGAGTGCCGCGGCGCTCCTGACGTCGGCGCTGGGGATCAGCGAGATTGAGTCGGGGAGGTCCTGATGGCGGCGGTCGTGTGGAACACGGTGCCGGAGATTCAGCGGTCCTACGGGACGCTGGCGGCCGCGATCGAGCGGTATCTCGACGGGGACATGCCGGTGGAGCAGCAGGTCGCCATCGAGCGGGTGGTGGATCCGGCGCTGATTGCGGCGATCGCGCAGACGCGGTTGCTCAAGCGGTTGGTCCAGGGGCTGGGCTGTTGAAAGTGACGCGACGTGGAGCAGTGGTCAGCTCGTCCGGCTCATAACCGGGAGGTCGCAGGTTCGAGTCCTGCCGTCGCAACCAGTTCGAGAACTTCGCAGGAGGATCCGCGCTTCGATCCTGCGTCTGTCGGGCGAGGGGGCGTCGCGCGGCGCTGATCCGAAGATCAACCCTCGGTCGAGCCAACATCTTGGCGGGTTCCGATGCCCCGCTCGTGAGCATCGGTGGTTGCGGGGCGTAGCGTAGACACCACGAACAAGCCGGGCGGGTTTGGTCGGGTGCGTGAACGAAGAGCAGGACATCGAGCAGTTGGACGACACCGCGGCGGATGCTCCCGCTCCCGCGACGTCCGCTGACGTGTCCCGGCAGAAGGGGCGGCAGGTCGACTATCAGGGCGCCGGCAAGCGCCTGATGGAACGCTGCATCACGGACGCCAAGAACAACACCCCCCGCCTCGACCGTGACCGCGCCGACTGGCAGAACCTCCTCTTCCATCGCGGCGGACGCGACAATCACTGGTCCGTCTGGGACCGCACGACGCAATCCTACGTCCCCCGCGGCACCGATCCCGAGAAGGGCGGCCTTCCGGAATGGGTCCCGCGGGCCTGCACGAACGTCTTCGCCACCAAGATCGACGGCATCGTCGCGATTCTCGACCAGTCGGACCCGTCGAAGCTGTTCTACCCCGCGACCGACGACGACGCGGACCGCGCGGCCGCCGAAGTGGCCGAGGACGCCGATCCCGTCCTCCTCGAGGAGATCGGGTACGACACCCACCGGCCGCAGTTGAACAAGCTCGCGACGCTGACCAACGGCGCCGCGCTCATCGTCTGGTTCGACAACGACCCGAAGTACGGTCAGCAGGACATCCCGCTCCTCGCGTGCCCGACATGCGGCGTGCAGGTGACGCCGATGGTCCTTGAGGATGAGGGCAACGTCTGCCCGGGGCCGGAAGGCGCAGAGGAGCCCTGCGGCACCGACGGCGACACGTTCGAGCCGGTGATCGATCCGCTCGGCGTACCCCAGGGCGTCCCCTACAACAAGGGGAAGCTGTGCTCCGCGGTCATTCCGAGCTTCGAGTACTCCATACCGTCCTCCGCGCGCATCGCCAACTCGAACATGGTGCCCTGGGTGCTCACGCACTCCAGCATGGCGAAGGAAGACGTCCTGGCGCGCTGGAAGAAGGCGAAAGCCGTGCTCGACCGCGCCTCGAACAACAAGGTCGGCGGCTCGCAGCGCGCCTTCGCGCGCGCGATGAAGCAGCTCTCGTCCCCGATCCGGGCGCAGCAGGGCGCCACGCTCACCAGTTCGGGGATGAACGAGCCGACGGTGTACATCCTCCAGCACGATCCCATCGACGAGGACGACTTCTACTTCCCGGACGGCTTCCACGGCGTGATGGTCGAGGACGAACTGGTCGAGTTCGGCCCGTTGCCGGTGAAGGACGACGACGACCGCGCGCGCAAGAGCATCTTGCTCCGGTCGTTTGCGAACTCGCCGGGCAGTCCGTACGCCAAGCCGCCGGCCGATGATCTCGTGCCGCTCCAGATCAGCCGCAACCTGGTCGAAAGCCTCATTCAGCTGATCCTCATGCACGACGCGGCGCCGCGGAACTGGATTCCGCTGAGCGTCACGCTCGAAAACCAGCCGACCGGCCGCCCGGGCGAGTCCATCTTCTACCGCTCGACCATCCCGGGCGAGAAGCCGCAGACGGACCGCGGCGTCAATCCTCCCGAAGGTCTCTACAAATACCTCGAGATGATCGACGCGAAGTTCGAGGAGCTGTCGAAGCTCAATTCGGTCCTCGCGGGCGCGCGTCCCGAGGGCGATCCGACGCTCGGCGAGGTCCAGCGGCTCGAGGAGAACGGGATGCGGGCCTTCAAGGAACCGCTCGAACAGCTCATGACGTTCGAGCGCGACCTTTCCCGGCTCCTCCTCTGGCTGGCGAAAGACACCGCCTGGGCGGACCGCGCGCGCCGCATCCGCGGGGAGAACGGCCAGTGGGAGATCCGCGAGTTCAACGCCGCGGACATCGGCGGCAAGGTGGATCTCCTCATCGAGAAGGCGTCCGCCTGGCCGAAGAGCGTGCTGGCGCGCCGGATGGCGCTGAAGGAAGCCTTCGAGATGGGCGCGCTCCCACCGCCTGCCCAGGATCCGGAGCTGCAGCTCAAGGTCCTGACCGAGCTCGGCCTGACGGAGATGAAGCCGTCGATGGACGCCGACCGGAAGCAGATCGCGCGCGAACTCGATCGCTGGAAGGCGGCGACCATGCCGCAGGAGATCGCGCCGCCGAACCCCGACACGCAGGAATTGCCGTTCCACTTGTTCTTCAAGAAGCAGTTCCTGAAGACGGAGGAGTTCGAGCAGCTGACGGCCGCCAATCCCGCTACGGCGCAGGCGATGGTCCAGCACGTTCAGATGATCCAGCAGATCCTCGCGCAGCAAGCCGCCGCGGCCGCCGCCGCACAGAACCCGCCTCCGCCGGACAACCGCACGCCCGCCGAGAAGGGCGACGGTTCCGCCGTGGAAGAGGCCGTGGCCAGCGGGGCGCTCATGCCCGCCGATGCCGCACCGCAGGCCGATCCGATGCAGGACGCGTTGAACGCGGGGGTGCTGATGCCCGCCGCGGCCGTGCCTGGTCCGACCGGCCCCTCGATCGACCAGTTGATGGAGGCGGGCGCGATCGCGCCGGCGCCGCAGGATTCCGCGACCGCGCCCCCCGGATAGGGGCCGTCGCACACAGATGTTGATGGGGACCGACCGCATGCACGTCGTCGTAACCCCGCCCGGCCGGCGACAGGCGCTCGGACCGGTCCCCATCGGCAACACGCTCCTCGCGCGAAAGGCCGCGAATCACCGTGGTGAGTCGCGAGGACACAGCGACGCGACGCGTCGCGTTACGGAGGCTCGATGAATCGCATTGGCAAGGTCGCCTGGTTCGCTCACGGTTTTGTGCCTCTCATGGATGCACCGGACGCCGTGGGTGGCGGTGGCGGCGCGGACCCGGACGACGCAGGGGACGGCTCGCAACCGTCGGAAGACAGCGTCGACGTCGACAACAATCCCGAAGGTTCAGGCGCCACTGCTCCCAACAGCAACGGCGATGACGACGCCATCGAGGATCTGCTGATCGACGACGAGGAAGACGACGATCAGGCACAGAGATCACCAGAAGAGCGGATCAAGAAGCTCGCAACCAAGAACCGGAAACTGCGGCGGCGGCTGGCGAAAGCGGCCCCGGCGCTCGACCGGATCAAGGGGCTGGATCTCGACGCACTGATCTCACGCGCGAAGACGGCGGAACAGCTCGAAGCACAGCTTCAGCGGAACCCACGTCTGCGCGCGCTCATCAACGGCGAGGACGAGCCTGAGCCCGCCTCGCGCCGCACCGCCCGCACCCCGGACCCCGAGGATGCGGACTTTGACCCCAGCGAACTTCCGTTCGACGAGAACGAGAACGACGTGAACAGGTACTTCGGAAAGCTCGCGCGCAAGAACCACGAGTTGTCTCGTGAGCTGCGCAAGGTGAAGGCAGACCTGACAGACATCCGGTCCACCGACACCAAGCGCGTGGAGCAGACCGAACAGCAGGAGTGGATCTCGGCGATCAGCGCCGCAGCGAAGCAGATCGAAGACGAGACGACCCGAATCCTGTTCAAGGATGCCATGGTCGCCGCGTTCAAGAGCCGGCGCGACCACGGTCGCACGCCGCAGCAGATCATCCAGCACTACCTGAAGGGTAAGGTCTCGCCTCAGACCGAGAAGCGGGCCGCCGCGGCCGCTGCCGGCGGAGCCAAGCCGGGTGCCACCGCCCGCGCGGCGACGCAGCAGCGCATCGCCCAGCAGACCACCAGTCAGACAACGCGCACGTTTGCGGCCAACGGCTCGCCCGCGCCCGCCAAGAAGACCCGCGAAACCATCGCGGACGTCAATCGGCGGATCCGGAATCTCGGGCAGTAGGGCACGTAACGGCGCCGGAGAACGCTTATGAAGAATCGCATGTCACTCGCCGGCACGCTGGTCCTGCTCATGTCAGGCCAGGCGTCCGCGCACATGCCGGGGTCGGACCTCTCGCAGTGGGACCCACTGTTCAAGGACGACTACGCCCCGGCCATCGTCAATCAGCTCGGTGACGAGAACGTCATCCTGAAGTTCATGGAGTCCGAGACGCCGGACGACACCTGGCAGGGCCGCAAGAAGGTCATCCCGATCAAGATCGGCCGCAATTGGGCGACCGGCTCGATCGGCGCCGGCGGCCGCCTGCCGCAGGCGGGTCGCTCGGCCTACGAGAACTTCGAAGTGCCAATGCGGGACACGTACACCCGCGTGGGCTTCGAACGCTGGGTCATCGAGCAGAGCCGCAACAAGAAGGGCTCCTGGCAGCAGGTGATCCCGGCCGAAATGGAAGCGGCCACCGAGGACCTCGCGTTCCAGCGCAACCGCGTGTGCTGGGGCTACGGTTCGGGCATCCTCGCCCTGGTCAACGGCGCGCAGAACGCCGACACCACGATCGAAGTGGACTCGCCCGGCAACGTGGCGGGCTCGGTCATGGGGAACCGCTACCTGTTCGGGGATGACACCTCGGGCATGTTCGTGGCCTTCCTCGACTCGAACAACGTGGTGCAGGGCACCGGGACGATCACCGGCTACTCGGCCGCGGGCACGTCGATCACGGTCGACACCCCGATCACCTGCGACGACAACGCCAAGATCGTCATGGCGCAGAACGCGTCGCAGAACTCGTACAACAAGGAGCCGGAAGGCATCCTGGCGGGGATTGACGACGGCACCTACGTGGGCACGTACCACGGGCTATCGCGCACGCAGTACCCGATCCTGAAGTCGCACATCGTCACCGGCGTGGGGGCGCTGTCGCTCGACGCGATCCAGCAGCCGATCGACGCCGTGTCGATCCGCGTGGGCAAGACGATCGACTTCTTCGCCGCCGAGCACGCTGTGCGCCGCGCCTACCTCGCGCTGCTCGAGGCCGACCGCCGCTACACCGGCGCAAACCTCATGGCGCCGGACGGCGGCACGAAGGCCGCGAAGAAGCCCACCGGCAAGGCGATCACCTACGGCGACATCCCCATCGTCGTGGACCGCGACGCGCCCTACCGGATGCTCTTCGGCATCAACAAGGGCTCCTGGACCCGCTACGTCGAGAACGAGGGCCAGTGGGCCGACGACGACGGGCACGTCATGAAGTGGGTGTCCGAGTACGACCAGTGGACCGCCTTCTTCTACATGCTGGACAACTTCCACTGCCAGCAGAGCAACCGCAACTTCCGCATGGAAGGCATCGACGTCACGCAGCTGCTCGCGCACTCCTTCTAAGGAGCGCCGGCGGCTGAAACATCCCGCCGGAGGGTCACAGGATCCTCCGGCGGGCGCTTCACTCATCAATACACAGAGGCTTTATGAACTCGATCATTCCGGACGGCGCAGAGATCAAGGATCTGACGGCGGCGCAGAACAACCCGACGATGAAGATCCGGACGGATCAGCCCGTGGTCTGCATCAACCGCGGGCGCAAGCCACTGTCGGACGCGTTCGACGGGCGCCACATCACCATTCCGCCCGGGCACTTCCGCATGGAGTACGGCGCGGCGAAGCATTTCCAGATGCGCCTCATCGTCCCGGGCACCCGCAATCTCGAGGTCGGCGGGTTCCAGAGCTGGATCGGGATTCTCGGCACCGAGGACGGCCGGATCAAGGTCGACAAGCCGGAGCTGTGCCGGCCGTTCACCGACGAAGAACTCCAGAAGTTCGGCGAGGCCGTCGAGGCGATCGACCGTTCGGCCATGAGCAACGCGGCCGATCGCGACGTCAAGCCGACGTCGGTGGCGCAGGTGCAGGCGCACACCTTCGGCCAGGGCGGCGGCCGGCCGCAGATCGACGCGTCGGCCCAGGCGACCCCGGGCGCGGCCGAAGCCGCGGACGACGTGTTCGCCCCCCCGGCCGAGAGCGCCACGCGCGAGGCCCAGGCGGAAGCCCAGGCTGAGGGCGCGGCGCCCGCAGCGACAGGACGGCGCCGCCGGTGAGCACCCCGCACGTTCCGGTCCCCGTGCACTTGCGGCTTCCGCCGCAGTTCGAAGACGTGCAGGGCTATCTCCGCCTGATCGATCCGGAACTCCGGATTCGACGTAGCGCGGAGAACGGCATGCTCTACGTCCTCGAGCGCCGGTGTCGGCGGTCGCCCGCGGTGAACACGGGGATGCGGGACCAGTCGGATATGCACATCCAGGCGCGGGACGGCTACATCCACGTCGCCACCACGCTCGAAATCTGGCTCACGAAGCCCTGGAACATCGTGCGCGCGCTCGTCGAGGAGGGCGCGGACCTGTGGGCCGAGGGTGGCGCGCAGAAGTACTGCACCGAGCAGGAATACGAAGAGAACTGGCAGAAGGAAACCCGGAAGCGCCGGCGCCTCGGGCTCTACCGAGACATCGCGATCGACGGGATCCGCGCGCTGGACCGCATGAACATCGGCGGGGAGCGCACCAGATTTAACAATCCGGGAGTGCCCGGCAGGACACACGCGGATTTTATCGGCGCCCCGGCGTCGTAAGAGCCCGATGAACAGACCAGCCGCGCTTCAGACGGGTGCGAATAGTGACTGGATTCAGTCCCTTTTCGTTCGCCCACTCGTGCAGCGACCTGGTCGCACCCATAAACGTCAGGCGCGTCGTGAGCCTGGTGTTGTTCATCTGCTCGACGTGCCTGGCCCACCGGACGTTGCCCGGTTCGTAGTCGCGGTCATTGTCGATGCGTTCCAGTTCGTGCTCAGGCGTCGGACGAGGACCCACGTCAGCGATGAACACCTTGAATCGGCGCCAAGAAGGGTGAACCGAAATGCCGCGGCCCCCATAGCTGGCGTACGAGGTCGCGCGTGGGTTCGTGCATCGCTGAATCATCATCGCCCAGCAGTTGTACTCGGCCGGGCGTTGGCGGAACGGCATAACCCGAGTGTATTCGGGATCTGTCGTCTTAACAACCCCGATCTGACGCTCACGACAGAAGGTCGTCAGGTCGGACAGGCCGCTCCGGCCTAACGGAGCAAGAAGGAAGGGGAGATCCCTATGCGCTCAGACTCCAAGCGTGTGATTGGCAAAGCCGCCAGCTACACCATCAACCCGAACGGCGACCGCGGCGGGTCGGTGTTCACGAACGACGGGGCCACCGGCGCCGTCGACTTCACCCTGCCGACGCCGAACGCGAACGCGCTCGGTCTCGAGTATCGAGCCGTCGGCGTCGCGGACTTCGCGGTTGGCTTCGTCGGCGCCACAGCCGGCGACATCGTCACAAAGAACGACGTCGCCGCGGATTCCGTCAAGGCGCAGACCGCCGGCGAGATCATCGGCGCCGAGCTGCTCGCCCGCTGCGTGAAGGTCAGCGGCGGCTACAAGTGGCAGGTCATCGGCGTCGCCGTCGGCCACACCTACACCGTCGCGTAATTCCGGGCCGGTGGCGCGTCCTCGGCTCCTCGTTCATCGCTTTGTTTCCGTGTTTCGTTGAAGGGAGATCCTTATGAAGAAGAACCTGCTCTACGCCCTCATGGCGTCCGTCGTGGCGCTCCTCGTCCTGGCGATCGCGCCGCTGTTCGGCGCGCCGGCGCCCACGCTCGACACCTACGGGTCCCTGGGCGTCATCGGACTGGCCGGTACCACGTTCCTCCTGGCCGAGCCGACGGTGAAGAACCTGATCGCGCTCGGCTATCTCAGCGCCACCGGACAGCTGAACATGGTGCGGCGCGTGGTCGCGAAGACCGCCGACTATGCCGTGCTCGCCTCCGACGGGTCCGGCACCCTGTTCACCAACCGCGGCGCGGCCGGGACGGTGATCTTCACCCTGCCGGCGCCGGCGGCGGCGCTGGCAGGCTACGTGTTCCGGTTCAAGGCGCACGCCGACCAGACCATTACCGTCAAGACGGCGACCGCTGACACCCTCGTGGTCCTGAACGACGCGGCGGCTGACTCGCTGTCGCTGTCGACGGCCGGCGAGAAGATCGGCGGCGAGATCGAGGCGTTCTGTGACGGCACGAGCTGGTTCGCCAGCGGCGTGGCGGTGGGGCACACCTACACGATCGCCACCTAGTTCTGAGGCGGGGCTGGGCGCGGGTTTCCTCCTTGGCGGTGGGTCCCCCCCTTCCGTCGGCCCGCGTGCCAGCCCCTCTCAGGATGTGACGCAACTCTTCTCAGGAGATCGCCATGCAGCTGTTTCTGAAGCGTCTCTCGCTCGCCGTGGCCGCCATCCTCCTCGCCGGCGTCATCGCGCCGAACGTGGAGCCGCCGGCCGAATTGCCCCTCATGCCGCACGAGATCCGCACCGACGGGTCCCTGCGCGAACAGTTCAACGCACCGAGCGAGCTGGATCGGTGGCTGCTGGCCAACGGGCTGCTGGAGCCCGTGACGCTCGAGGCGCAGGGCACGCGCGCGCCGGTGCGGCTCATCGCCCCGTATCGGGTCACCGTCGGGACGTCCGCCGAGCAGGTCACGGATTCCGGCAACGTCAACGGCGGCGTCGTCATCAAGGCTATTTGTCCAGGGCAGACCATCTATGTCGGCGTCTCGTCCTCGGTGACGACGTCCACCGGCTACCCGCTCTCGGATGGTGAAACCCTCACGTTGGAGGTTCGGAATGCGAACGCCCTCTATGTCATTGCGTCGGCTGCTGCTCAGTCTGTCGCTGTGCTGCCTTTCTCTCGGTACTAGCGTCGGTCCGGCGTTCGCGCAGCAGTCCGGTCCCGGCGTGCTGCCAGGCGGCAGCGGGGGGGGTAGTGGTGTCACCGTTCCTGGATCCGATACCCAGATCATCTTCAACGATGGCGGGTCGTTCGGTGCGGACAGCGGGCTGACGTTCAACAAGGCGACGGACGCGCTCACGATTGGGGGCAACGTCACACTGCTGGGCGAAGCCGCCAACGTGCTGGCGCTGAGAAACGGCACGAACGCGCAGCAGCTCTTTCTCTATAACAGCTACACCGATGCCAGCAACTACGAACGCTTCCAGATGGCATGGTCGGGCAACACGCTCTATCTCAACACAGCCAAGGGGGGCACGGGCACGGCACGGGGACTCACTATTCGCACGGATGGTAGCGGTGACCTGTCGTTCGGCACCGCTGCAACGGATCGGTGGAAAGTCGGCGGAACGAATGGTCACTGGCTGGCAGGGGCAGATAACACCTACGACATCGGGGCAAGCGGGGCGACACGCCCACGAGCAGGCTACTTCGGCACCTCAGTGAATATCGGAGGCTTCGCGAGACTGACTTCCTCAAACATCGCCGTCCCTGCAATGCAGGTGAAGTCCCTCGACGGTTCTACGTGGACCCGTATTGAGGCACTAACCATTGGCGTGCAGGCTGCTGGCTACATTGATTGGGCGGGCCGCAGCTATATCACGTCCCCAGCCAACGCGCAGATTCAGTTCAACAACACAGCAGGCACATCGAGCTGCAAAGTCATCTGGGGCGATGGCACTCCTGAGTCTGCCGTCGTGGGCAACGTCTGTGACTTCTACCTCCGCACCGATGGTGGCGCAGGCAGCACGTTCTACGTGAAGGAATCGGGCGCAGCCACCAACACCGGCTGGGTCGCAAAATAAACCAAGGGAGATCAATCATGCGAAAGCTCGCTCTACTACTGCTCATCGTGCTTGTTGCGGTTTCGCCCCTTCGCGGAGAGTCCCCGGAATCCACGACCCAGATGAAGCTGGCGGTGGAACCGACGTTCCTGGCGCGGCTGCAGTACGTCATGGTCCAGCAGGCCCGCACGGTCAAGGCTGAAGCCCTCGACACCGCCTGCCACGCTGAGCGCACGGCCTTCGCAGATCGCGTGATCGACTTCCCACCCGAGATGGCGGCGAAGTCAGCGGTGATGCTGGTGGGCGGCGTCAATCTCATCGGGACCGTGACGGTAACTCCAGCTTCAGGGGACACACCCGAGAGCGTGACCACCTCCGTCACCGACGCGGCGCTCCTGTCGCAGGTCGCCACGTTCTGGAACGCCCTATCCAAATGCGACACCGGGAGTTGACATCATGCTGACAGCGACATTGCTCGCGGCGCTCCTGGCCGGCCAGGCGCCGTCTTCCACGCCCATCGCTGACGCGATCCCGTCGATCGACGTCCGCACCATCGAGCGGCAGGACGCCGCGTCGCCTCGGCCTCCGCACCGGGATCACGGCTACGGCTTCAAGCTGCTGATGGTTGGGAACGTCGTGGTGATGGGAGCCGACATGGCCGGCACGATGACCTGTATCGCGGAGCGGACCTGCGTGGAGGTCAATCTGCTCCAGAAGCACCTTGTGGAGAACCGACCGATCCTGGCGGGCGCCGTCAACGGGCTGCAGACTGCTGCCATCCTCCTGTGGATGGACCGGGTCAGCCAGAAGCGGCCGAAGCTCGCCAACGCGATCATGGCCTTCTGGTTGGTCACCCGCGGCTACGTGGCCTTCGTCAACAACAAGCGCGTGCTCGAGCAGGGGCGGGGGCGGTAGATGCACCAGACCCGTCGGGAGTTCCTCGACGACATCCTCGACTTCGTCGGTCACGCGAACGACCCGGGCGCGCGGAACACGATGGAGCGGATCCTGAACCGCGCCATCGAATCGATGTGGAACAAGCGGCCCTGGCCAGTGTTCCTGCATCCGACGGCGTACGAGTTCTCGACGCTGGCAAACACGCGCGCCTACGGCCTGCCGGTCTGGTTCGGACGCGTGAGCGGGATCGATGGCGCCATCCGCAACCTCACGACGGGGCAGCGACTCTACCCGTCCACCCGGGAGAAGCTCGAGGCGGAGGACCCCACGGTGGGGACTTCGAACGAGGCCGCGGGACCGCCGAGGGTCTACTACCTTGCAGGCGTGCAGCCCGTGCACACCCAGCCGGCGGCATCCGGCGATGCACTCGAGGTCCTCTCCGACAGCGCCGCGGACACCGCGGTCAGCGTCCTCATCGGCGGGATCAACGGGGATGGGCAGTGGACCAGCGTGCAGGTCACGCTCACCGGCACCGTCGCCGTCCCCGCCGGCACCTGGCGCGAGGTGTTCGAGTTCGCGAAGGCGTATCCGGACGGCACCACGCCAGCCACGGAGTTCACCAGCAGTGCCGGTAGCGTCACGCTGCGGAAGGTGACCGGCGCCACGGAGCTCCAGATGCTCCTGCCTCAGGAAAGCGCGCGCGAGGTCCGGGTGTTGAACCTGTACCCCAAGCCCGATCAGGCCTACGACATCGCCGTGCCGTTCCTTCGATCGCCGCGGAAGGCGTGGAAGGATGCCGACGTGCTGCCCTTCGGCTGGGGCCCGGCCCTGTTCGAAGAGTGCCAGATCGAGTGGCAGGTGCAGGCCGGCGACCTGTCGCGCCAGGCGGCCGCCCAGACGGCTCGGCCCGCGTTCATCGATCTGACCTGTAACGAGAACGCAGCGGCCGCGCAGATGAACCGCCGCCGGGAGCCCTTCCGGGGATGAGCGAGACCCGCCCGTCGATCGTGCTCGACTGCGAGGACTTCTCCCCGGGATTCTTGGACACGCCCGAGCCAGATACCCTGCCGCGCGGCGCCACGCCGGACGCGAAGAACGCGTTCTTCTACCGGCTCGAGACGCAGGATCGGACCCGCGCCACGATGCGCCGGCGAAAAGGGTGCCGCCTGATCAACCCGACTGCGATCGCGTCAGGCGCGGCGATCGACGGCATCTGGCAGTTCGACCGCGAAGGGGCGGACTCCGAATTGGTCGTCATGTGCGACGGGGCGCTCTACGTGTGGGACGGCGTCGACGCGTTCACCGCGATCACGGACGGGGGCGGCTTCACCGCTGGGAATGACACGTATGCCATCCCATTCAAGAACAACCTGATCGTCTCGGACGGCACGGTCACGAAGCGGTACGACGGGACCGCCTGCTTCACGCTGGGTTTCGTCGCACCGACCGGGGCCCCGACGCTCACGGTCGGCAGCACCACGGGTGTCACCGGCACGTATGAAGGCTTCGCGGTCTGGGTCGAGGAGGACACCGGCCACGAGAGCAGCCCGAGCGCCATCACGTCGGCCGTCGCGTTCACGGACGACAAGCGGGTCTGGGCGAAGCCTGCGGGATCCCCGCCGGCGAACGTCACACACTGGCGCGTCTACTGCCGTCGCACGGACACGAACGAAAACAACTTCTTCAAGACGGGCACCGATCAGGCAGTGGCCACCGCCAGCTACGAGGAGGCGACGTCTGACGCCGCGCGGCGCGACATCGGCCCACTGACGCAGTCGAACGACGTCCCGCCGGCCTTCGCCCTCACCGAGGAGTACAAGGGCTACCGCATCGGCGTGAAGGCGAACAGCTCAGACCTCTATATCTCGAAGCAGTTCGACGCCGAGAGCCAGGCCCCACGGGACGTGTTCCCGGTCGGCGGCCGCGGCGAAGCGAAACCTGTGCGCAGCGTCCGCAAGTACGGGGAGGACTGTTTCGTCCGGAAGCCGACGAAGACCTACCGCCTGGTCGGCGATCGCGTGCCGTTCGCCATCACGCCGGTGGACTCCAGCTACGGCTCGGTGAGCCAGGCCGCCGGCATCGAGATCGACGGGCTCTGGTACGACTGGGATGAACAGCGCGGGCCCTACGTATCCGATATGAACAGCCTGTGGTCGTCGCTGGCAGACGATCGCATCGCCGGGCTGGTGGGAACTGTCAATCGCGTGTATCTGAGCAAGATCCGCGTCGCGCACTACGTGTCGCTGAACATCGTGCAGTGGGCGATCCCTACGACCTCCAGCCGGAAGCGCACCATCATCGCCTACAACTACCGGCTCAAGCGGTGGCTTCCGCCGATCACCGGCATGGAGTACGCCTCCATGTGCACGTTCACCACAAATGCCGGGGCCTCCGGCCTCTACTTCGGGGACGAGTGGGGTCGCGTCTACGAGATGTACAGCGGGGAGGTCGACGGCGTTCCCAGCGGCTCGACGTCGGTGGCGATCACCGTCGCGACATCGGGCTCCATCACTGCGGATGCCGCGTCCTTCTACACGACCGGTGACGGACTCGCGGGGATGCCGGCCGCCGTCCGGAGTCCGTCCGGCGCCTGGCAGTGGGTCCGCATCCAGTCCAACACTGCAACGGTCCTCACGCTCGACACGAGCAACGGTCCCGCCCTCGCGCCTGTCCCGGATGGGGATGGCGAATGGCTCGTGGTCGTCGGGGGCATCGAGTGGTATTGGGACACGCCGCGGCTGACCGGCGGCAATCGCATGATCGAAAAGCGGCCGTACTCGCTGGCGATCGAGGGCGGAGCGACGTCCTCGTCGCATCAGCTCGAGGTCAAACTCCGCTACAACCGCGGGATCGGGTTCGATACGACCTACGCAATCACGTTTCCGTCGACGGGCATGGCCTGGGGCACCGGCACGTGGGGTACGGATGCGTGGGGCGCTGGCGGCACACGAGCCATGCGCAAACACCGGCTGAACCGCTCCTTCTTCGACGTGCAGATTCGGGTGCAGAACTTCTACCCCAATCAGCCGTTCGAAATCACGGCCTACGTGCTGACGGCTGATTGGCAGACGAGACGACGGGTGGCATCCGTATGACGATCCGCGGCGTAGACCCAGCGACCGCCCTGGCGATCGACGCCCTCCGCGGCGAAACGCTCCCGTTCTGGGGCGCGTATGGCCCGGTCGTTGAGGTCACATTCCCCGTGGCATCCACCCGCCGCGACATCGCGCACGGTTTGTCACAGGTGCCAGACGGGTACTTCATCGTCTGGGCGGACGGCACGCTGTTCGCGGAGCCGGGTGTGCTCTGGACGAAGGACCTGGCCTACATGCGCAGCGGCGCCGACAACGTCCACGCGCGCATCATCTTCTACACCGTTCGGGAGGCATACCGTGAAGCATAAACTTCTGCTCCTTCTCGCCATGCTAGTTCTGCTGGCGACGCCCGCGCAGGCTCAGATCACCATTACGTACACCTTCACAAACGGCACGTCGGCCGACGCCGATCAGGTGAACAGCAACTTCTCGACGTTGGCCACCAACGCCCTGAACCGCACCGGAGGTACCATCACCGGCAACATCGGAGTGAACGCCGGCGTCACCATCGATGGCGTCGACATCGGTGCGGCGCTGGGCGGTACCGGCACGCCGACCTTTGCGAGCGTCACGATCACTGGGACGGGCGCGAGCGCCCTTGACATCGGCGGGGGGCTGAACGCCGGCACCGGCGACGTCGCCATCATCGATGCGACCGGGAAGATTGCGGGCATCAGCGATGTCTACTTCGCATCGCTCGATGGCTCGAAGTTGACCGGTCTGAACGCCACAGAGCTGACGACCGGGACGCTGCCCAGCGGCCGCCTCTCCGGAACGTACAGCAGCGCGCTCACGCTCTCGAGCGCCTCCAATGTGCTGTATGGCAGCGGGGCCAATCTGACGGCGCTGAACGGCACGCAGATCACATCCGGCACAGTCGCGGACGCGCGCCTCTCGGCGAACGTCCCGCTGATCAATGCCACGACCAACACCTTCACTGGTGCGATGCGGTACGGCACGTCGCAGGTGCTGAGTTGGAACGCGAAGACCACGGACACCAACTATCAAGCCTCGAGTGACGGCTTCGTGGTGGTATTTGCCGACGCCATGAGCCCTGGCGGATTGGGGTTGCTGGAGGTGCTGTCGGACGCGGTCTCGACTCCCACGACCAGACGGGCGCTCGAGGTCGTCGCGAATGATGCGCGCAGCGTCATGGTGCCGATACGCAAGGGCGACTATTACAAAGTGGCCACCACGACGGACAGCGGAACCATTAGCTTCACGGCCTATTGGGTTCCCATGGGCACGGCAGGGTAATCAATCACAGTAGGGTGAGGAGGCGTCTTGTGAGAACACAGAGCATCGGGTGGATCGTCGTCGTGACGTGCGGGATCTTTGGAGCAGCCGTTTCTGCCCAGGAGAAGCCGATCGCGCCTCCAGCGGCCGTAGCGGAAGGCCCAGCGCCGCAGCTCACCGAGGTGGAGCGGCTGAAACTGGAGCTGCTGCAGGTGCGCACGTCCTATGCGCAGCTCCTGGCGAACTACGACGCGTGCAAGGCGGAAGTGGGGACCGCGTTCAATACGCTCGGACGGCTGCGTGCCGAGGCCGCCACCGCCGAACTGACGGCGGAGGAGGCGAAGCTGAAGGCGGCCATCGAGGCGGGGCACCCAGGATACCGCTGGGATCCGAAAACGGGGACCTTCACGAAGAAGCCGCCCGATCCGGAGAAGAAGTAATGCCGCCGGCGGTGCAGTTCGAGGCCATCGGGCGCTCGGTGAGGCGGTCGGGGGACCAGTTCATTGTCCGCGTGGACTACATGCGGAAGAGCGATGGAAAGCTCGTCGGGCGGGTCGAACACAAGGTAAAATCCAAGTCTGCCATCAAAGCTGCGGTCGATGCGCAACTCACCTCGTTGAAGAACGCGCAGGACGAGGCGGACGCGAACTTCGACATCGTCGGCAAGGTGCTGGGGACGATCTAAGGCCGGGCGGCCACGGAGTCTCAAATGCCTATCCCACTCGCAGCTCTCGTCGCCCTTTCAGCCCTCGGTGCCGGGGCCGGTGCTATCTCGAGCAACATGTCGAATCGGCGCAACGCGGAGGCGCAGGAGCAGATGTCGCGCGAGCAGATCGAGGCCGAGGAGCGCCTGGCACGTCAGAAGCTCGCGGCCGACGAGTCGATGGCCGACCCCTTCCGCCAGCAGCTCAATCAGGCGAGCGCGATCAAGAAGCTGGATCAGCTCGAACGGGCCAGCTACATGCCCGTCGGCATGACGCCCGCCGGCCCGTACGCCGGGTCGGTACCGACAATGACCGGCGGCTACAGCTATGAGAAGAGCCCTGAACTGATCGGGTCCGCGGGTGCGATCAAGCGTAACGTCATGGCAGGCCACACGGCGCCGACAATGACGAACCCGGCGAACCACGGCCGCACGGCGGCGCTCGACCTACTCCGCATCCTGGCCGGTGATGTGGACGCGGCCGATCCCACCGCGTTCAAGTCTGGACCGCACGCCGGTGGCGTGAGTGGCACACGGGCCGTGCCGCGTGGCGCGCGGCGCGGTGCGGCGTCCGTGAACGTTGGTGGCGTACGGTCGATGGACTCTCGGCTCCAGCCCTCGTTCGCGTAAGTTTCAGCAAGACCCTCAGACCTTGCCGGGCGGGCTAGGACCGTGGGATGGACACCTCGTTCAGTTGGGATCAGCAGGATCAGTCGGACCCACTCCGCCAGCGGAGCCGTGCGAACGCACCCGACCTTGGGATGTCGATCGACGGGTTTCGCACCGAGCTCCCGAACGAAGCCGCTGACTTCGGCTTGGATCGCCCCTCCTTCGCTGGGATCAACAACCCCGCCGGAGAAACCCCTGCGCCCACGGGCGGAATGCCCACCGCGACGGCCGTGCCGAGCGGCTCGCGCGTGCCGTCCACCGGCCCGCTGACCCCGTCTACGGCCTCCGCGCCGACGGCGCCAGCGGCCGGCGCCGGGCAGCGCGCCAGCGGCTATCGCCAGACCGTCGAGCAGATCCGGACGACCCAGGACCCGAAGCAGCAGGCCATCCTGAAGGACCAGCTGTCACGGTCTCTCTATTCCGACCTCAAGACCCAAGGCCACGACGTGAAGTGGCAGGGAAATCAACTCATCATCGACGGCCGTCCGTACATCGTGGGCGGCGATGACACCGCCGCAGCGTCCGGGATTCAGTCGGAAGAGGACTCGGTCGTGGTCGATCCGCCGCCGGTGGATCACAGCGAATGGGACACCGACGGCTACGACCCGCCGCAGTACACGGCTGGCGCCGCTGGCGCCGCCCCATCCGGCTGGGACCAGGCGAAGTGGGACAACCCGAGTCATCAGACCCCGAAGTACGTCGGCGGACGCATTTTCAGCAACTTCGACGCGAACGACCCCGCGCAGGTCTCCGCAGCGGCCGCCGAGGTCGCCAAGGCGTACCCAGGCGCACAGTTCAACGGCAAGGACAAGATCCGCCTGCCGTGGGGCGAGGTAATCGACTTCGTGGAGAACGCGTCCGGTCCGGGCCCGAAACGCTTCGCATGGCAGTCGGACCGCGACCCGCAGAACGCGCCGGCCCCGCAGAGCGCACCCGGGCTCACGTCCTCGATCGCGGCGCCAGGCGCCGCCGGGGTGCCAGTCAGTGGCGAGCAGCCAAGCGCCTACGCCCCACCAAACCAGGGGGCACCGGCATCGAACCAGTTCAACCTGAGCGCACCGACCTACACGCCCGGTGAGATCAGCGACGACGACATCCCGAACTTCTCGTTCGAGCAGATGCTGTCTCAGTTGAAGGGCGACCAAACCGACGCGCAGCTCGAGGAGATGATCCTGAGCTACCTGAAGAACCCCGAAAGCCTCGACGCATTGACCGTCGACACCATGAAAGCGAAGTCGAAAGACGAACTCGCGGAAATGGCGGAACTCGACGAGCAGGAACTGCGCGCGCTCGGCGCCTCCATGGGGATCGACGACTCGCCCTGGCTCGCCTCCGAGCTGATGTCTACCCGCCGGGGCCGTGATCGAGCCCTCGTCGAGAGCAACCGGAACATCGACCTCGAGGCGGCGACCACCCGCGGCGCGGAGCGGCGCGCGGCGGCCGAAATGGGCGCCAGCTACGCGAACTCGCGCACGTCCCAGAAGCAGGCGATGGTCGCCCTCGCGGCGGATACGTCGCTGAAAACCGCGGCGCTTCGCGGCGATCGCATGGCCTTCCGCGAGTCGATCAAACAGAAGGCGACCGAGCTGGGGCTCGCGGCGGACCAGCTGCAGCTCAATTACACGATGGGGCTCATCGATGACGCGACCCGCCGGTATGGCATCAACGTCGGCGCCTCGATCGACCGCGAGAAGCTGGCGCAGGCGGGACGGGAGTTCCAGGAGGAACTGGCGTTCAAGATCATGGCGCTCGAGCAGGCCGAGCGGCAGTTCGGCGCGCAGTACGGGCTCGACTTCGCCAAGACCCAGCACCAGATCGACGAAGACCACTACCAGCGGTACGAACGCGCCACCGACATCGAGGAGTAGGCCATGCCCATTGTTGAAGACATCCTCGCCGGTATCGGCGGAGCAACCCGCGGCGGCATGGAGGCGTACTCCTGGGAGAAGGAGCACCAGCAGAAGGAGCGCGCCATCACCAGCCGTGAGGAGATGACGAAGCTCAAAGAAGAGATCCGCCTCATGATCGCGGATCTGAACGAGGGCGGCCGCAACACGCGCCACGAAACGCCCAGCGGGAATACCCTCGTCACCGTGGAGGGCGCCAACGCGCGGCATGAGACGCCGAGCGGCAACACGATCCTGACGGAAGGCGGGCGGAACGCGCGGCACGCCACCGATGACGCGACGCGTCGGTTCGTTCACACGACGCCGAGCGGCAACACCATCAATCTGGAAGCTGGACGGGACCGCCGATGGCTTGAACCGAGCGGCAACGCGGCACTCGGCGCCGAGACCACGCGACGCGGCCAGGATCTCAATTTCACGCTGGGAAACACCCGCGATGCCACGGCGCGCCGCGGCCAGGACGTGTCGGCCGACACCACACGTCGCGGGCAGGACGCCGCCACAGAGCGCGCACGGATTCGGGGGGCTGGCTCCACCAGCCCTTACAGCGGGCTCTTCGATGTGCCGGCTACAGGTGGCACAACCAAGGGCACGATCCCCGTGACGCCGCGCCAGGCAACGCCGGCCGGCGGCGGCACCGGTTCGGCGCCGGTGTCCCCGCCGGCATCCACCGAGGCGGCACCGGCCGCGCCTGACGCCGCAGCACAGCGGCGCACCGAACTCGAGACCCGCGCGGCCTCGACCCTTCAGCAGTACCGCGCCGAGACCAATCCGCAGAAGAAGGCGGCGCTGCGTGCGGAATTGCTGCGCCTCAGAGCACAGGCGGCCGAACTCGGCGGGGGACGCTGACCCGTGCCGCAAAAGCCGGTCACGCCTTCGGTCTGGGAAGAGATCGACCTCGAGCTGTCAGCGCAGACGCCGTCGGTGGCGACGCCTGCGGGGAAGTCCGTCTGGGATGAGATCGACGCTGCGTTGAGCGAGTCGGAGCGCAGGCGGGCATCCTACGGCGAGATGGCGGACCAGATGGGGCCGGCCGTCCCGTCGGTTCTGCCGATGCGTGCGGACCGGATGACGTCACGGCCGCAGTCCGCGATACTGCCGCAGGTCCGCCAGCCCGCCGCAACGCCACCGGCACCGATCGCCACCGGGCCCAGCCTGGACGAGATCATCGAGGCGAAGAAGACCGGCCGAGAGATTCCGCGCATCGCTCCGATGGCCGCGCACGAGCCCTCCGCCGACCAGGCAACGTCGCGCGCGATCGCCACGGCACGCACGGCGCAGCCCGCCACGCCCCACACGGAGGACGCGCCGCCGGTCCCGTTCGGACTGCCGACGGCCATGCCGGCGCACCGCCAGCAGGTGCGTATCAAGCCGGAGGCGACCGTCACCGACCGGGCGATCGACGTCGGTCTGACGGCGGTGAAGGGAGCCATCAGTCTCCCTGAAACGGCCGTCGGCCTGGCCGATGTCGGCCTGCAGGGCTTCCTGAACGCCGGCAACCCGAACGGGCCATTCCCCGGCGGGATCCTCGGGAAGGGCCTCGAAGCCGTCGGCTTCCATCCGGCGCTCGCGAAGCAGGTGCTGGACCAGTACTACTCCGACCGTCAGAAGTTCGCGAATCAGAGCGTGGAGCAGGCCGACGGCCTGATTGCCACCGCTGTCGAGGCACTGCGCAACCCCGAGACGATCGTGCACGCCGGTATCGAATCGCTGGCGCTGATGGGGGCTGGCGGCTTGGCCGGGCGGGGCATGGCGAAGCTCGGCATGGCTCGACACCTTGCGCCGGGCGTTGGCGAAGGTGTCGTGGCGCTCGGATCCGGAGCTGAAGGGTTGCGGCAGCAGACGCCGACCGGCACTCTGACGGCCCCCCAGACGGCGATTGCTGGCGCGTCTGGCGCGCTGACAACTGGCTTCGGGTTGCTCGGCAGCAAGATCGCGAAGGGGCTGCGCATCGCGGACGTTGACACGATGCTCGCCGGCGCCGCCGCCGATGGCGAAGCGGCGCGCGGATTGGTGCAGAGCATCATCTACGGCGCCGTCAGCGAAGGTTTGCTCGAAGAGTTGCCGCAGTCGGTACAGGAGCAGGTCGCGCAGAACATCGCGCTCGACAAGCCCTGGCATGAAGGCGTGGACCATGCGGCCGTGGTCGGTGCGTTCACCGGCGGGCTGATGGGCGGTGGATCGCAGGTCATCGACCGCGCAGGGTCTGCCCTGCGTCCCACACCGCCGTCCACGCCAGAGGAGTCGTCGCGGGGTCAGGCCCCGTCACCTGCACCGGGGGCTGCTGGCGAGGCCGCGCCCCCGGTGGTGCCGCCTGTGGCTGCTCGGCCGGGCGACACACTGATGGAAGCACCGGTTGCCCCGAGCCCGGACGCTACCCCTGTTGCGCCCGCGACGACACCTGCTGCCTCTGATCCGATCATTCAGGCGATCGACGAAGCCTTGGCCGAAACGCCAGCGCCGGCGCCGGAGTTCGCCCCGGTTGGCGCAGAGGACCGCTCCCAGCTGTCAGCTCTCAGCTCTCAGCTGTCAGCTCCCGGCGGCGATGTGCTCGACCGCGTCACCGGGAAACTGGCGAGCGGTGAGCGACTCGGCACGCCGGAGGCGCGCGCGGCGTTCGAAGAGCAGCAGCGGGTGGACCTGAGTCGGAAGTCGGAAGTCGGAAGTGCGAAGCGGGAAAGCGGCGACGTCCACAAGTTCAGCTCAACACAGGTGGACCTTCCTCCTGCCGCTGCTACCAAGATCCGTGAGCTCGCAGCAAGCATCCCAGATACTGACCTGGCGGCCGACGGAAGGGAATCGACGCCACACGTCACGGTCAAGTACGGACTCCACACAAGGGACGTCGAGGAGGTGCGAAGCCTTCTGGCGAACGAGCGGCCCGTCACGGTCACGCTGGGACGCACTTCTCACTTCGCCGGCGTGGAGGATGGGACTGCGGACGCCGTCATGGTGGATGTCGACTCACCTGACCTCCATCGGCTCAACGCGAAGATCGCAACGGCGCTGAAGACCACCGACACGTACCCGAATTACAAGCCGCACGCGACGATTGCCTACGTCAAGCCCGGGCTCGGCGAGAAGTACTCCGGCCGAACTGATCTCGAGGGAGAGACCATCACGCTCGACGCGGTGACCTTCTCCAGCCGCACTGGTGACACGTTCACCATACCGCTCGGGCCGGCCAGCGGTGGCCGTTCGGCCGCGGAGATGACCGACGAGGAGCTGGCCGCCTCCATCATCGCGGAGGTGGACGCCGAACTCGCCGGGGCACAGCCAGCAGCTGACCCTGTTCTGCTGGTCGGCTCGCGCTTCAAGGCCGAAGGTCGCGAGTGGTCGGTGAAGGCCATGAAGCCCGGCCAGGGGACGCAGTTGGAGCAGGTCGGCACGACAGGACCGGACAAGTCGCGCGTTACCAGTCGCTGGGTCTCGGACAGCGAGCTGCGCGTGATGCTGGCGGAAGATGCAGCACCAGCGGCCAGCGAAGGCGACGCGGAGGCTAATGCGCCAACGAAGGGCGCGAAGCCGAACGTCACCCACAACGCCGAGCGGGATTCGATCGAGGTCCGCTTCAAGGCGAAGCCCACCCCGGAGGTACTGGCGGCCCTGAAGGGCGCCGGTTTCCGTTGGGCGAAGGGGAACCGCGCCTGGTATCGCGGACTCAAGGGCCGGTCCTACTATCCCGTGGCCGAGGAGGTCCGGAAGCTCGTACGGACCGCAGGCGGTGTCGCGGGCACGCCGGCAATCCCCGTCACGCCAAAGATCGTCGGGGAACCTGCCGGGAATGGAACTGTTCCTGTGACGCCGAAGGGACGCCGCGAGGTCGTCTCCGCGGACGGTGTCGTGTTCGACCTTCAGACCGTGGATCCCGACAAGCTGATCGACTCGCTGTCAGGTCCGGCGAAGGGGAGCGTTCCGGTCACCCAGAAGCGCGAGGCGATCGCGGAGCAGCGGGCGAAGAACAAGGCAACCCGCGACGCGGCTATCCAGCGGATCAAGGACAAGCTGAAGAACCAGGCGACCGCAGGGATCGACCCGGAGATCGTCACCGAGATGGTGACCGTCATGCGGACCTACATCAGCGACGGGATCCTCGATTTCAAAGAAGCCGTGCTCCTGTTCCAGGAGGATTTCGGCGCGAACGCGCGGAAGCTCGATCGCTACTTCGAGATCGCGTGGCGGCGGCTGCGCAATGAGGACCGGAAGGTGGCGGACGTCCTCGCGGAAGCCGCGCCGAACGTGTTCGACGAGATTGACGCCGAGGTCTCGAAGATCACGGTGAAGCCGTTCAACCTGTCTGGCAAGGCGGCCGAGGTCCAGGCGCGCGCGATCGCGGCGCTGGAGGCGGACCCGCGGGGTTTCAAGAATCGATACCTCGAGCAGTTCGGCCGGGTACTGAATGCCGACAACGCGTCGGAACTCTTCGAGGACTACGCCGCATCGGACGAAGCCCGGGCGACGCTGGGCGCGGCGGTGCGCGCGCCGGCCTCCGCTCTCATCGAAAGCCTGTTCGAGGACCTGCTGGCGCAGCCCCCGCTCCACGGCAAGGAACCGATCGTGGTGTTCACGGCCGGTGGCAATGCCTCCGGCAAGACGTCGGGGATCACCGACGAGCGCAGCGCGGACATCGTGTTCGACTCCACGTTCAGCAGCCCGACGCCCTCACAGGCGAACGTCGAGCGGGTCCTCGCGTCCGGCCGTGATGCACGTGTGCGTTACGTCTACCGGGATCCGCTCAAGGCGCTCCTCGATGGGGCGCTGCCGCGCGCGATGGGCGAAGCAAACGGGCGGACCGTGACCGTCCGTGGGCTGGCGGCGACCCACATCGGCTCGCGCGAGACGGTCCTGAAGCTGGCCGAGCACTACGCCGGCGACAGCCGCGTGACCTTTGCCATCCGGGAGAACACGGAGGACGACATCGTCGACCGCGACACCAAGTGGCTGAAAGGGAAGGCGTATAATGACAGAGATGTCCTCGAAGGCCACCTCTTCGACGCTCTCGACGCCGAGCACGCAGCCGGCCGGATCGACGACGCCGTCTTCGAAGGCACCAAAGGTGTCGGCCGCCGCGCTGGCGAAGATCGACGCGGAGATGGACGCGGCGTTTCGCAAGAACGTCGTGAAAAACCGCGAGATTCAGCAGCGCCGGCGGACGGAACGTCTAAAGACGAGGTAGGCGCAGATGGAGAATCGACTCGGCGGCCTGGGGCTGCAGATTCTCAGCCACTGGACGGATCACCGGCCGAAGATGACGGCCCGCCTGCGAGCGGCCGGAAAGCTGGAGGCCGCGGTACACGCGGCGGAGCAGCTGACACTGGAGGCCGAGGCGCAGGCGGTGTACGAGGGGATGGCGCCGGATCAGGCCAGGGAACTGCACCGGGAGACCTGGGCGTTCCTGCCGACGGAGGACGACGTCCCACACCTGCCAAGCGGCGATCCGGCGGAATGGCGCGCCCCGGCAAGTCCGGACTCGACTACCGTATTTCCGACGCCGACGCGATAGGTTCCGGCGGGGACACCGCCAAGATTCGCGCGAACCTCGCCGCGATCGAACTTCTCAAGCGCATCGAATCCGAAGGCCGCAAGGCCACAAAGGACGAGCAGGCCGTGCTCGTCAAGTACGTGGGCTGGGGCGGGCTGGCCTCCATCTTCAAGCCGGAGAACTGGTATTCCGGTGACGGCAAGAAGCTGAAGGACCTCCTCACCGACGAGGAGTACGCCGCCGCTCGGGCGTCCACACCGAACGCGCACTACACCAGCAAGGACGTCGTCGACGCAGTCTGGAGCGCGGTCAAGCGCCTCGGCATCGACCACGGGCGCGTGCTCGAGCCCGCCATGGGCGTCGGGCACTTCTTCGGGCTGATGCCGCGCGAGCTGGCGGGCGACACCACGTGGGCGGGGGTGGAGCTCGACTCCACCTCTGGCCGCATCGCCCAGCAGCTCTATCAGTCCGCGCAGATCCAGATCAAGGGCTTCGAGGCGGCGTTGCTGCCGGACAACTTCTTCGACCTGGCGATCGGCAACCCGCCCTTCGGCAACTACCCGATCCACGATCCGGAGTTCCGCGGCCGTCCTCGTGCGCTCTCCAGCGCGATCCACAACTACTTCTTCGCCAAGGCGCTCGACAAGGTCAAGCCGGGTGGCGTGATGGCATTCATCACGTCGCACTACACCATGGACGCTAAGGACTCGACCGTCCGCACCTATCTCGCGGAACGGGCGACCCTCTTGGGCGCCATCCGGCTCCCGAATACCGCCTTCAAGGCGAACGCGGGGACGGAGGTGGTGACAGACATCATCTTCCTGCAGAAGCGGGAGCAGCCGGTCCGCGCCTCGGAGCTGTCGAAGGCGGACCTGCTCTGGACGCGCACCGGGAGCGTCCTCGACGGGAAAGCCACGATCAACGAGTACTTCATCCGAAACCCCCACATGGTGATGGGGGAGCACGCGCTCGAAGGCTCGATGTACTCGGACAAGGAATACACGGTTACGGCGACCGGTGACTTGGCCGAGCAGTTGAAGGCGGCCATCAAGAAACTCCCGCGCAACGTGGTCGACACGGCCCCGGTGCAGAAGCCGGTCGAGGAGCAGTTGGAGGAGTTCGTCCCAGCGCCCGACGTCGTGAAGCCCTACGCGTTCACGCTGCAGGACGGCAAGCTGATGGTGCGTGACGGCGGCCGTCTGACGAAAGTGACGGTCCCCGATGGGACCAAGACGCGCATCGTCGGGATGATGGGGGTGCGCGACGTGCTCCGCGACACGATGCGCACCATGCTCACCGCTGAGGCGACGGACGCCGAGGTGAAGGTCCAGCAGGGGAAGCTCGCCAAGGTTTACGACGCCTTCGTCAAGAAGCACGGCTACATCCATGACCCCGCGAACCAGCGGGCATTCGGTGATGACCCCGACAAGCCGCTGTTGCTGTCGCTTGAGGATTGGGACAGCCGGGAGAAGAAGGCGACGAAGGCGCCGATCTTCACGAAGCGCACGCTGTCGCCGGCGCGCCCGATCACTCACGTCGAGACCGCCGGTGAAGGGCTCATCCTCAGCCTGAACGTGCGCGGCCGTATCGACTGGAACTACATGTCCACGGTGGTAGGCCAGTCCGTGGAGGACCTGCAGGCGGCGCTCGCAGGCCAGGTCTACGAGAATCCGGCGGGCGGTTGGGACGTCGCCGACGCGTACCTGTCCGGCGACGTCCGTCAGAAGCTCGATGAGGCGAAGGCGGCCGCCGCGCTCGACCCGAAGTTCCAAGCGAACGTGGAGGCGCTCGAGAAGGTTCAGCCCGAACCCCTGGGACCGGCGGACGTCAGCGGCCGCCTCGGCGCCAGCTGGATCCCTGCGTCCGACGTTTCGGCATTCGTCGACGAGATCCTCGAAGAGCGCGGGGCGGTCAAGGTCGCCTATGTGCCAGCGATCGCCGCATGGGCGGTGCAGGAGCGCGGATTCAACATCCGGACGAACACCAACAACAACACGAAGTGGGGCACCCCGCGCGCCACGGCGGTCAAGATCCTCGATGACGCGCTCAACGGCCGCTTCATCTCGGTGTATGACACGACCACGGATGGGAAGCGGGTGCTGAACCCAAAGGAAACAGCGGCCGCGCGCGAAAAGCAGGCCGCCCTGGAAGCGGAGTTCGCCTCGTGGGTATGGCGGGACAGCGCCCGGGCCGATCGGCTCCTCGAGTTCTATAACCGCCACTTCAATAACATCCGGCTCCGGACGTTCGACGGTACGCACCTCACCCTGGGTGGTATGGCCCTGGAAGTGGTCCTGCGGTCGCACCAGAAAGACGCCATCTGGCGCACCCTGCAGACGCCGAATACCCTGCTGGCTCACGTCGTCGGGGCGGGCAAGACCTTCGTGATGATCGGCTCCGCGATGGAGAAGCGGCGGCTGGGGCTGGCAAAGAAGCCCATGATCGTGGTGCCGAACCACCTGGTGGAGCAGACCGCGAAAGAGTTCCTCCGGATGTACCCCGCGGCCAACGTGCTCATGACCACGAAGAAGGACTTCGAGGCCGGCGCACGCAAGAAGCTCATGGCGCGCATTGCGACGGGGGATTGGGATGCCGTCATCGTGGCGCATTCATCTTTCGGGAAGGTCCCGGTCAGCAATGAGCGGTTCAATGCGTTCCTCGAGGATCAACTCGCGGAGCTGGAAGAGGCGCTGCGCGCGGCGAAGCACGAGTCTAGCGGCCGCGACGCCACGGTGAAAGAGCTGGAAAAGGCGAAGCGCCGGCTGGAAGCGAAGCTCAAGGACCGGCGGAAAGAGGACACGCAGGACAAGACCGTGACGTGGGAGGAGATCGGCGTCGATGCGCTCTACGTCGACGAGGCCCACCTGTTCAAGAACCTGTATTTCCCCACACGCATGACGCGCCTGGCGGGGCTCCCGAACAGCGAGTCGGACCGTGCGTTCGACATGCTGCTGAAGGTGCGGCACGTGCAGGAGGTGAACAACGGCGGGGGCGTCACGTTTGCGACCGGCACGCCGATCAGCAACACGATGGCGGAGATGTACACCATGCAGCGGTATCTGGGCATGGATGATCTCGCCTCGCGCGGACTGGCGATGTTCGACTCCTGGGCGAAGCAATTCGGCGTGGCGGTGAACAGTCTCGAGCTGGCGCCGGAAGGCCGCGGCTACCGGATGCGCACGCGGTTTGCCGAGTTCACGAATTGGGCCGAGCTGGCGAAGATGTACCGCACGTTCGCGGACGTCCTCACCGCTGACAAGCTGAAACTCCCCACCCCGAAGGTGAAGGGCGGATCGGGACAGCCGGTCACGTCCCCAGCCTCACCGGAACTCAAGGCATACGTGACGGACCTGGTGGAGCGGGCGGAGCAGGTCCGGAAGGGGCGTGTTGATCCGAAGAAAGACAACATGCTCAAGATCGTGGGCGAGGGTCGGAAGGTGGCGCTCGACCTGCGCCTCGTGGGCTTCGCGCATCCTGACCCGGAAGGCAAACTCTTCGCATCTGCCGAACGGATCTCGGATATCTACTTCCGCTGGAAGGACAAGAAGGGCACGCAGCTCGTGTTCTCGGACCTCGGCACCCCCTCGTCCGATGGCTTCAACGTCTATGACGAGCTGAAGCGGATCCTCGTGGAGCGGCACAAGATGCCGGCCGACCAGATCGCGTTCATCCACGATGCCGACACGGACGCCAAGAAGCAACGTCTGTTCAACGATGTGAACGCCGGGCGGATTCGTGTGCTCATCGGCTCGACCGAGAAGATGGGCGCCGGCACGAACGTCCAGAAGCGGCTCGTCGCGCTCCACCACCTCGACGCGCCCTGGCGGCCGTCAGACATCGAACAGCGCGAGGGCCGGATCATCCGGCAGGGCAACGAGTTCAGGGACGCCGATCCCGACGGCTTCGAGGTCGAAATCTACCGGTATCTGACGGAAGGCAGCTTCGACGCGTACATGTGGCAGACGCTGGAGAGCAAGGCGAAGTTTATCGCCGCCTCCACCAGCGACAACCTGACGGCGCGCAAGATCGAAGACATGGACGCGGTCGTCATGAACGCGGCCGAGATGAAAGCCGCGGCGTCCGGCGACCCGCGCGTGTTTGAGAAAGTGAAGCTCGACTCCGACGTGCAGCGGCTGGAGATCCTCGCCTCCAGCCATGAAGACACGCAGTGGGCGCTCCGGCGGAACCTCGCGAACCTCCCCGTCGAACTGACGCAGCAGCAAAACCGGCTGGCGGTGATCGAGGAGGCCCTGGCCGCGCTCGCGCCAGCCGAACCCTTCGAGGTAGAGATCGGCGGCAAGACCTTCACCGAGCCAGGTAAAGCGGGAACCGAGTTGCGCCGCGTCGCGTGGGACGTGTTCGAGAAGCACACCACGAAGGTGCGGGTGCCGATCGGCAAGCACCGCGGCATGGTGATCGATGTGATCACCGAGGACGGCGGATCACGAAAAAAGCCGGTCAAAAACGCGGAAACTGGCGAAATCACCGAAAGGCAGGCCAATTTCCCCAGCGTCTACGTGCGGCACGAGGCCAGCGGGTGGGTGGCGTACATCGCCAGTCCCGACACGATCGCGACGTCGTCCAGCTCTGATGACGTCGGGCTCATGCAGAAAGTGCGGCACGCCGCGAGCGGACTGCCTGGGCAGCGCACCGAACAGCTGGGCATCATCGCCAACACCGAGAAGCGGCTGAAGCAGGCGCAGGAGGGGGTGAAGCCCTTCGAACATGCCGAGAAGCTGAAGGAACTGAAGGCCAGACAGGCGAAGCTCAACGCCGAGCTGAATCTCGACGTGCAAAGCCAGGCGACCGCGGCGCCCGTCGTCGACGAGGCCGATGGCGACGAGATCCGGACGGAAACCGGCGGGTCGGACGACGGCGTGTCGTCGATGGCGGGTCCCTCCACGGGCTTGCCCCAGCCGAAGGGGCCCGCGATTCCTGTGACGCCGCGGATGCGGCCCACGGAGATCGTGAAGCGGCTTCGGACGGGCCTGGGGGCCATCCCCGTGAACGTCGGACGGTTTCGTCAGCAGGCGCTGGGCATCTATAAGCAGAAGCCGCAGGCGATCCGCGTCAAGGTGGCCAACGACCTCCAGACGGTCGCGCATGAGTTCGGGCACCACGTCGATATCTCCATCCTGGGGATCGATCGCAAGGACAAGCGGTGGAAGAACGAGCTGATCCAGCTGGGGATGGCGACGTCCAAGCCGTCCTACACCCAGAGCCAGATTCGACAGGAAGGCGCGGCGGAGTTCTTTCGCCTGTTCCTGATCGAGCCGCACACGGCCCAGAAGGAGGCGCCGGAATACTTCGCGGAGTTCGAGCGCCGGCTGGACGCCCAGCCGCATGCCGAGCTGAAAAAACTGCTGCTGGAGACGCGCGCCGACCTGCAGGGACTCATTTCGCAGGACCCCGGCACGCGCGGCGAGCTGCGCATCGACTTCACGGGCACCGACACCCCGAGCGCCTTCCAGCGGTTCCGGGAGAACCCCAAGGCGACGATCCGGGACCTCTCGCGGTTGTGGATCGATGACCTGAAGGCGCTGCGCGTGGCGGTTGAGGAGATGGCCGACGCGCGGCCGCTGGAGTTCCGGAAGAACGCCTACGTGCTGGCGCGTGTCGCACGGGGATCCGCGAGCATGGCGGAAGGGTTCCTCGAGGTGGGGGTGCGCGGCCGCAACGGACGTTTCATCGCGCCGAGCCTGGCGGATGCCATCAGCCCCGTCAAGGGACAGCTCGAGGAGTTCTCCAAGTTCCTCGTGGCGCTCCGTGTGCTCGAGGTGCGCGGGCTGAAGAACAAGGAAACCGGGATGTCGGCCGACGAGGCGCTGGGGCTCCTCGATCGGTACGTGCACCGTGGCTACGTGGGCGCGTTGCACGCGCTGGAACAGGAGCGGGCGGAGGGACTGACGAACCGCACCCAGGCCGAGTATGACGCGGCGATCGCGGCCGCGGAGCACGCGGTCCAGGCAGAGGTGAAGGAAGGCTTCGAGAGCTTCGATCAGGCCCGGCAGAACGTCTCGGCTTTCCAGCGAGGTCTGCTCCAGTACGCGCGCGAGTTCCACGCGCTCAGTGACGCGCAGTTCCGGAAGCTCGAAAGGGAGTTTTTCTACGTCCCGCTGCAGCGGGTCATGGACGACGTCGCCGGCGCCTTCGCCGGTGGGGCTCGGAAGTTTGCCAACCGCACCCTGCCGATCAAGCGCATGAAGGGGAGCGGCCGCGACATCATCAACCCGCTCGAGGCGATCATCCGCAATACGTTCGCCATGGTCGACATGGTCGAAAAGAACGAGGCGATGGCCGCCCTGGTGCAGCAGGCGGATCGGGCCGTGGGCTCCGGGAAGTGGCTCGAGAAGATCCCAACGCCGCAGGTCGCCACGAAGTTCAACCTCTCGCAGGTGGGGGACAACGTCCGCGAGGCCATGGCCGATGCCGGTGTGGACCTGCCGGACAACTTCGAGCTGGACGAACTCGTGCGCGTGTTTACCCCAGCCAGCTTCACCCTGCCCGGGTCGAACATCGTGACGGTGATCCGGAATGGCAAACGGGAGTTCTGGCAGGTCAATGACCAGCCCCTCTACGACGCCCTGACCGCGATTGGCGCGCAGGCCACGAGCAAACTGATCGAGTGGGCGGAGAAGCCGGCGAAGCTCCTGCGCGCCGGTGCGACGCTGACGCCTGGGTTCATCGCGCGCAACCCGACGCGTGACACCGTCGTGGCGTTCATGCAGAGCCGGTACGGCTTCATCCCCGTCTATGACTCGGTCCGCGGCTTCATCGAGCTCGCGCTCGGCACGGACGCGGCGAAGCTGTTCAGGACCTCTGGCGTGATGCAATCGGCGCTGGTGGGGATGGATCGTGACTTGGTCCGCAAGGAGATTCGGAACCTCAGCGAGCGCGATAGGATCGACTTCTTCAAGCACGTGGTGTTTCACCCGGTGGACCTGCTACGGGCGCTGTCATCCTCGTTCGAGTCAGCTACCCGGATGGGCGAGTTCCGCCTGGCGCTGAACGCCGGCGGCCGGGAGCGCCGCGCAGGGGTGCTGGGGATCGCGCAGCGGCTCACGTCGAAGAACCGGCCAGCCAGGAACGAAGAGACGCTGACCCGCGCCACGCTCGCGGCGCGGGACGTCACGACCGACTTCCAGCGTGCCGGCGTCATCGCGCGTGAGATCAACCGGTTCGATGCCTTCTTCAACGCGCGACTTCAGGGGTACGTCCGGATGGCCGAGACCGCGAAACGGGATCCGGTCGGCACCGCCCTGAATGCCACGATGCTGGGGCTGCTGTCCTGGGCGCTGTGGTGGATGCACGAGGATGACGAGGAGTACTTCAAACTGCCGGATTGGGAGCGCAATGCCTACTGGCATATCCCGGTGCCCGGCGGCTACATGAAGGTCGCGAAGCCCTTTGAATGGGCGGCGCCGGCGAACCTCGTCGAGGCCGGGCTGGACTACGTCAAGAAGCAGAACCCCGACGCGCTGCGCCGGATTCGGCCAGAAGGCACGCACGCGCTGGTCAGCGTCCTCGTCCCGACGGCGCTGCTGCCGCTGATCGAGGCGCAGGCGAACTACAGCGCCTTCAGAGACACGCACATCGTGAGCCCCTGGCAGGAAGTGAAAGACCCCGCGCTCCAGTACAACGAGTGGACGACCGAGACCGGCAAACAAATCGGGGAGCTGCTCAACGTGTCGCCGGCGAAGGTCGACCACGTCATCTTCGGGTACGGCGCTGGGTTCGCGCGTGGAATCGTCGATTACGGGCTCGACCCGGCGCTCAAGGGGCTCGGGATTGTCCCGCGAGGCAGCGAGGAGCCGGCAAAGAAGTGGCAGCGTGTGCCTGTCGCGGGGACGTTCTACCGCGATCGCGAGCCGGACAACAGCTCACAGCCGATTCAGGACTTCTACCGCGCCTACGAGCAGGTGCAGGGCTACGAGGCCACGATGAAGGCCTACGCGAAGACGGGGGAGCGGGAGAAGGCAGAGGCGCGGCGGACGGCGGCCCAGGCGCAGCCGTGGTTCTCCAGGGCGGCCCAGATCAAGGCCACGAAGGAAGACTTCGAAGAGGCCGGACGGATCATCGACGCCATCTACAAGGCGACGCCCGACCAGTTGACCCCCGCCGAGAAGCGGGAGCGCCTCGACAAGGTGTACCGGCTGATGAACGATCAGGCGCTCGACGCGCTGGGTCGAAAAAAGCCGCCGCTGCCGGTGGCTGGACGCTCGGGAACGCGGTAAAATCTGACGCTACCGACAGAATGATCTGACCCCAAAGCCGGGCGGCCGAAGGGTGGCGACGTGCCGTCCACGCGCTATCTGCCGATCGCCGGAACCTGGGCTTGGAACGACGCATGGTGCATGCGCGACGACTCCCCGTTCGCCCTGATGATGGCGCGGGAGGGATTCGCGCCCCTCCGTGCGCAGGACGGCCGGCGCTTTCGCTGGTCCACCGCCCTCGACGGTCTCTTCGGTGACGATCGCCACTGGCTCGCCGGGACCGACGCCCTCTACTACTTCCTCCAAACGGTGCCGCTCGAGCACCGCAACTTCATCGCGCACTCGCACGGCGGTCAGCTCCCGCTGCACTTGGCGTCACAGGGTGTGCAGATCCGATCCCTCATCACGGTGGGAACGCCGAAGCGCGCCGACGTCGATTCAGAGGCCGCGGCGAAGAACATCGGCACGTGGCTCCACATCTATGACCTGAAGCGAGACTGGATTCAGTGGCTCGGCCAGGTCGGGGACAAGCAGCTGAACGCCGAGCGTTCATTCCGCATCCCCCGCGTGGTCAACCACCCCCTGACCGGCATCGGTCACTCGAAGATCCTGCGCGACGAGCGATTCCTTCACTACTGGACGGCTAACGGTTGGCTGGACGTGCTGCGCACGCCCGTGGCGGCTGTGTGACCCCCACCAAGGAGAGCAAGGGTATGGGACACGACGAAGTCGGGCGACTCGATAAAACGATCATGGCGCTGACGAATGCGATCGCGGAGGAGAGCGCGCGTACACGCCGCGAGCTGAAGACCGACATCGCCAGCGTCAGAAGCGACGCGTCGGCCGCTCACGAGCGGATCCGCACCGATCTCACGGAGTTCATCGGTGAGGCCACCGTGCAGCAGACGCTCCTGCGCGCTGACGTGGAGTCCCACCGGCGCCGGTTGGATGCGCTGGAGAGGCGCCGCACGCCGACACAACCTCCGTCGCTGCCGGACGAGGCGAAGGCCGTCACTCGCCGGGAGGTCGCGATCTACGCCCTGGGCATGACCACGTGCGCAGGAATCATCGCCATCGTCTACAAAGCCCTGCCGGCCCTCGCGGCGCTCATGAAAGCCAACTGAACATGGACATCCAGCCGATCATTGCGAAGCTCGCGCCGCGCGCTCACCATGTGTACCGCCAAGCCTTCGCGCGCGCGGAGGGGCTACCGACCACGCCACTGCGCCTGGCGCACTTCCTCGCGCAGTGCTGCCACGAGACGACTGCCCTCACGGTCCTGCAGGAGAACCTGAACTACACGAGCGCGGAGCGGCTGTGTGCGGTCTGGCCGTCCCGGTTCCGCACCGTTGCCGCGGCGCGTCCGTTCGTCCGCAACCCGGCAGGCCTTGCGGAGGAAGTCTACGGCCAGCGCATGGGGAACCTGTCGCCCGGTGACGGCTGGCGTTACATCGGCCGGGGTCTGCTGCAACTCACCGGGCGCGAGGCCTATGCCGAAATCGGGGAGCGCATCGGCGTCAATCTCGTGGCTCGCCCTGAGCTTGCCGCACTCGAGACGCACGCGTTGCCCGTCGCGCTCGCCGTCTGGAAGTGGAAGGGCTGCGATGCGCACGCGGATGCCGATAGCGTGCGCCTGGTGACGCGGGCGATCAACGGGGGCCAGATCGGCCTGCGTGATCGCGAAGAGTGGCTGGAGCGCACGAAGCAGGCCGTGATGGAGATGTCGGTATGAGTGGCTGGTATTCCAAGTTCACGCCGGACGGGCGCCGGTTGCTCTCGGGCGAGGTGATCATCCTTGACCATGGCGAGCCGGTGCTCCTGCGCGACGGGCGGATCCGCGGGAGCAATCCCTGCCCGCTGAACAATCGCGAGTTCGTGTGGAACCCGGGGGACCGCCGTGGCGCCCGCACGTTCGACTTCTGGACCGGCACCGACCTCGAGGTCTACCCGCGGGAGCTCAGCGAGCTGGCGGCCGGCGGCGGCGTGATCGCTGGGCGCGATGCCGAGCGCGGCGAGCTGGTCATCATTCGACCGGGGCAACCGGTGGAGATCATCGCCGGCGCCGGACAGCCCTCGGTGGCAGCTGATGGCGAAGTGGTCTACCGGGTGGGCGACGACAAGATCGAGCCGTTTATCTGCCGCACGGCAGTCGCGTGGGGCGACGGCCACGGCCGGATTCTCGCGCATCGCCGGGGATCGTCGGACGTCCAGGACGTAACGGTCGGAAACTGGGAAGCGCGCGCGTTCCTGTTTGACGGACCGGATGACGAGCCCTGGACGCTCTGCATGGGGCCGGGGGGCTCACTCCGGTGCCGGCCGCTGTTCGGCGTCGACGGCTACCTGGCGCCGCCTGCGAAGACCGGCGACAACCGCAACATCCTCGCGCACGCCGTCTGCCTCGAGGGCCGCGTGCTGGCTGTCTGGCAATCCACCTCCGGCGAGCAGATCACCCACAAGTTCGATCTGGCGCTGCGGCCGGAGGACCTGACCCTTGTCGCCGTGCCGAGCCCTGCGCCGGCGCCTTCACCTGTTCCGCCTTCACCTGAGGTTCTGATAGTGAGCACACCAAATCATCACGCGGTCGTGGAGGAAGTCAATCGCAAGTTCCCTCACCTGTTAGTCGCGAACACCGAGGAGACGGTCGGCGAGTTCACCGAGCGATCAGTGCTCGCGCTCTCGGCGGTGGACCGCAACTGGGGGCACGTCGGCAAGCAGCCTGGCGAGAAGCAGTGGAATGGCCACGCCGTCGACGCGGCGAAATACAGGACCACCGGGCAGGTGATCGACTTTGTTATCGGCGCGGGCTCGGGCAATCCGACCACGACGACGTGGATCGAGCAGCCGTCGCGAGAGGGCAACGACTGGACGCCGCCAATCCCGGTCGGCGAGAGACCGGCCCAGGGGCCGACTCCCGCACCTGGTCCGGCTCCGCCCGCGCCGGCACCGCCGTCGTCAGGTCACGCATACGAGCGGGACGATGACGAGCGCGACGAATGCGACCGGATCATGCCGGACGGGTCGCAGTGCGATCAGCCGCGGGCCGCGGCGATTCACGCGGGGGTGTCGCCGCAGCCGCCCGCACCGCCACCGCCTCCAGCGCCTGGCCCCACGCCGCCGCCACGGTCGGATGTCGCCTCCATCCTCTCGCGCCTGAGCGGAATCGGCATGGACGTGCTGGCGGTGCAGGCGCTGATTCGTGGTCTGCCGCCCACGCAGCTCCCGGAGCCGCATGTCTGCCCGCCATCTCCCCCCTGCGACCTGCCGCACGGGACCGCGCCGACCGGACCGCCGATGTCGGAGCCTGAACTCCAAGCGTTCGTGGCTGAGCTGGCGAAGGCGCACGCCGGCGGCACGCGTCGGATCATGCCTCCAGCGGAACTGACGTTCCTGCTGTTCGGGTTCCTCTGGGAAGGGGTGAGCCGCGAGCGAACGCTCGAACGGGCCCGAGAGCGCGCACAGTCGTAGAATGGGGCCGTGTTCGGCCCCATTCTAAACCTCTGGATCGACAACGAGAACGGCCGGATGCCCGAGGAACCCGTGAGCCATCAGGTGCCGCCGCACCTCGAGTCGGTGGAATGGCGGTTCTGGTGCGCCTGCGGCTACCACTGGAAGAGCACAGGCGATGCGATTCTTGTCGGAACGCGGTGGGCGGCGCCGTCGCAGGCCTGCGTCAGCTGCCATGCCTGGGTCCAGGGTAAGGGGAGAGCCGAGCCGCCAGCGTGATTGTGGCGTGATTCCAGGTGTGCCTTTTTACCTCGTAGGCGTTACCTCCTGACCCCGCCGAAAAGTGCCCGTACAGCCGAAAGCCCCGCAAAAACGGGGCTTTATTGGTGGACGGCGCGAGGATCGAACTCGCGACCTCCGCATTGCGAATGCGGCGCTTATTTTCAAAATATCTAAAGATATCTTCGTTTTGTCAGGCTCCGTGATTCGTGCGTGATTCAGGAAGCCCGTCGGCGCCGCGGCTTCACCGCTTCCACCGCTGCCGTCGCCTTCTCGTCGATCAGCTCGTGATAGATCCCAAGTACCACACCGGGGGTCTTCCAGCGCCCGACCTTCTGCACCGTCCCAATATCGTGACCACGCGTGAGCATCCGGGTCGTGCCGGTACGTCGCGTCGACCAGTGGAAGGTCAGTCCGCCGTTCTTCTTGCCGAAGGGGATCCCAGCCATTCCGCAGTAGCGTTCGAGCATCTGTCGGATCCCGTTGCGTCGATCGCGTTGCGTCTCGGCTCGGCGCCGACGCGAGAAGTAGTACTCCGTCCCGTCGTCTGGCACCTGGTCGAGCGCCTTCTGCGCGCGTTTCGAGAGCGGTACCCAGAAGCCGCCTCCGGCCTTCGGGTCAGGAATCCACAGGACGTTCTCATTGCGATCGGCGCGTTTGGCGTCGAGCACGTCCCCCATGCGCAGTAGGCTGTCGAGCGCCAGCAGGTAGAGCGCCTTGTCGTCTGGTGCCATGACCTTGAGCAGCTTCGCTTCCTCGTCTTCTTCCATCAGCCGGCGCTTCGGCGTCGTCGCCTTCTCGTTCTTCATGCCGTAGAGCGGCGATGCCTCGAGATACGTAGGTACGGCTGATTGCATGATCGTCTTTAGCAGTGCGACCTCTCGGTTCACCGTGCGAGGTCCGGCCTGGACCGTTCGCGCGGCGGTGCGGAACTTGGCCGCGACCGTGGTCGGTTTTGTCAGCCGTGGGGTGATCCACTTCTCCTTCACAGTCGCCCTGGTGATAGCTGACAGCTGATAGCTTCCGAATACCGCCAGCAGCTTCGGCAGGATCTCCAACTCCCGCTCCTTGCCTTTCCGCTTCGGCAGTTCGTGTTCGCGGAACCAGTCCGCCTGCTCCGCGAAGGTGCGTTGCGGTTTCCGTCCTGGGATGTTGCCGCCGGCGAGCTGCGCCATGCGGGCGAAATAGTGGTGATCCGCCAGGGTGCGGTTGGCTTTCCGCAACTGCGGTGATGGCGCATCGCTCCGGATCCTGGTCCGTTCGCGCAACGGGTTGCCCTTGGCGTCCGTGAAGCCGTCGAGCAGGATCCAGAAGAACGGTGAGTCTGACCGTTTGTAGACGCCCACCTACTTCCTCTGGAGGCCGTCAACGAGCCGGATCAACTGGCGTTTGATGTCAGCGGAATATCCGATGAGCGTCTGGTCCTGGGCGCTCAGCGGCGCGCGCGCCGGCCCAAACATGCGCTCGATCAATCGCGCGGTGTCGCCCTTGCCGGCGAGCTCGAGGAAGCGGGCGGGCGGCTGTCCCGTCACCTCCGCCAGGCGAAGGAGCGTTTCGACGCTGACGCGGCGATCTTTCAATCCTCGCACCAACGCCGACTGACTGAGGCCCACGGCCGCCGCGAGTGCGGCGTTGATGCCGCGCGTCTTGCCCGTGACCCCCGCGAAGCCCGCCCGCTTCGCGGCGGCCATCACCGCATCGTAGAGTGTCACTTTCCCGTTCCAAGCTCGCGATCGATTTCATCGATCAGGCGTTTGAGGCTGTCGTCCCCACCAGCGTTGCGCCTGGCGCGCAGCTCGGTCACGGATACCCAGCCACCGGAGGCCGTTACCAGCAGCCCGTGCTCCGCCCGTCCTGTCCAGCGATCGACGCGGATCAGCGCATCGTGGTGAGTCGCGTGCGCCCGCCATTCGTAGCGGGGAAACGCGGCGTGCAGCAGCAGCGCCGCGGCAATGATCGTGACGCCGATGAACCAATCCCGTCGCCTCATCATGGCTCCGTTCCATTGAGATCACTCGCCACCTCGGCGGCTGTGCCGAGATGCGTGATGTTCAGATACGCGCAGCTGTCTCGCACTACCACGTGTGCGCGGCGGCTGGTTCCCAGCAGTGTGTAGGTGAACTCTTGAGCGACGCGGTGTTTCCGTGCCGTCCACGCCGCGACGTCCACCGTTGTTGCGAGTTCGCCGCCGACCACGTCCTCAACGCGGCGGTTGAGCAGCCTGCTCGGTGCGACGAGCAAGGCTCCGGGGGTATGTTCGGTATATCCGATGTACTCCAATCGATCGCAGTCGATCCGGATGGTGATGTCGTGCATGGGCATCCTAACGAGGTCTTTCGGCACGAGGCGTAGAACCTTAGCCGGTCCGACCTTTCCGACGAAAGGACTCCCGTTCTTCACGGGCACCTTCCTTTCCGACGGCCTCCACGAACGACAAATGATCGAGGACTTGTTTTGTTTGCGCAGCGGTGAGCTTGCGAAAACGGTTCACGAACTCGGCTTCCAACCCGTGAATGACCACTATTCCCTCCAGCATTGGTAAATCGTCTGGAACTGCGGGCGCGCCCGGATGACTCCGGTTCCAGTGCAGCACTTCCAGCAAGCGCAGAGGGTCTAACCCCAGGGTCCTCGCGAGCATATAAATGACCGGCGCCGGTGGCGAGGGTCGGTGCCCCTCCTCGATTTGCCACAATTCGGATCGGCTTAGGTCCACTCCCTTTGCTTTCAACCGATTAACGGCCCCCTGTAGTGACAGCCCAGCCTCAAGACGGGCCGTTCGCAAGAGCGCCCCGAACGCGGCTGTCGCCGGTCCGGCATCCCCAGCAGCACCCTTCTGCTTTTTCGCCTGTTGTTTCACGTGTGCCTGACAGGGTAGGTCGGCCGGTAGCTGTGGCGAAAGGGGAGTCATAAAAAATTGTTTGACAGGCAAAACGACTTCACCGATACTTGTCTCGTGACGAAAACAGCTAACCGGCTTCGCGTTCTGCGAGCCGAACGCCGATGGAACCAGCGCAAGACAGCGCAGAAGGCCAGGATTGGCTTCGACCGCTACTGGCGCATCGAAAACGGCCACACCGAGCCAACGGGCGATGAGATCGCGTCCCTCGCCAATCTGTTCAAAGTCACGCCCTCCGAGGTCTTCCCCTGGGCGGTGACGGCGTGACCGGAGAGGCCCTGCGTCGATATGCGCAGCTGCACGGCGTCGTCGCTGCACTCAAGTTGCTGGCGGACGCCGTCAACGCGCCTCAATCTCCGGAGCCGTCGAAGTGAGCGGCGTCCACGGCGTCCGAAGCGGCGTGCAGCGCGGCCAGGTCGTCCGAGAGGGCCGCGGCCGCGCGGCGCAGGCGAAGCTGAAGCCGACCGACCTGACGGATGCGGCGCTCGACCTGTCCCGCGAGGTTTATCTGACGCTGGCGCAGGCGGCACGTTACCTCAAGAGGTCCGTCGGCGCCGTGAAGATGCTGAAAAAGCGGGGGGTGATTCCGCCCTATTGCTACACCTACCTGGGCGGCTCGCTCCTGTTCATTCGTGAGGCGCTGGACGAACTGCTTCAGAAGAAGGAGCGGCTGCAATTGGCGCGGAGTGGTTCTGACGCTGTTCATGGAGAGAGAGGTTAGCGACTGTGAGCCTGGCAACGCTACGAAACGATTCCGCCGAGTCTTTCCACTCCTCCCCACGAGTGGAAACCGATGGAAAGTCCCTGTCGCTGCGTTGCCTCAACGAGGCGATCGACCATAGCGCCATTCCAGCGAAGACGCTGGCCGACGAGGTCGGCGTGAGTGAGGGTGAGTTTTCGAAGCTCCGCGCAGGACGGTTCAGGCTCGAGCATCTGGACCGCCTCCCGCCCGAGGTCATCGCCGACTGGCAGCAGCGGCTCGAGGCCGCGAGGGGAGAGCTGGGACAGTCCCGCGAAGAGGTGGTGATGGCGCGTGCCGCCCATGCACTCATCGACGCGCTGGCGGTCCTTCGCACCGGCCGCCGCATGGTGAAGGCGCGACTCTGACTCGCAGGGGAGTGAGCACATGGAAATGGTGATCGGTTGCGTGTTGATTGCGGCGGCGGTGGTCCTGGCGCTTGTGCCTGATTTCAAGGAGTTACGAGATGTTCGACGCCGTCTGCGCGTGGCTCGTGAAACTGAGGAAGCGCGTCACAGCTGCACGCACCGCGAACCAGCGCGTCCTGGCTTGCTGGCTGAGAGGGCACCAGTTCGGCACCCCACAACTGGCGGACGGGCGGATGTTTCTCTGCTGCTCGCACTGTCAGCACCGGACGATCGGCTGGTGGTGGGAAATCAAGAGGCTCGAGTGTTCGAGACCCGCCTCCTGGCCTTCAAGCGCGAACTGGCTACTCGGAACGAATCGCTCGACGGGCTCCGGATTGAACGCTCATGAGTGATCGGAACTACGCGCAGGAGGCCGCGCAGATCGTAGCGGGGCAGAGCAGGCTGATTCCCGAGAAGGCGCACCTGCTGGCGATGGCGGGGCAGGTCCAGTCCGCGGCGATGAACGTCGAGACGCTGGCGAAGAGCCTCGCGGCGGTGATGGTCGACAACGATCTCGTCACGATGACGCTCCCGAAGGAACTGTTCGACGAGGTCGCGAAGCGCCAGGCGGGTATTCAGATCGAGCGACGGCCTGACGGCAGCATCGCCATCAGCCGCACCGGGCTCACGCCGGAGGAGGAGATTCGCCAGAAGGCGACGCACCCGCAGGTGCAGAAGGTCCAGTAAACGACGAAGGCCGAGCTGCTGGAACAGCCCGGCCCATGAAAGGAAACCAACGAGATGCCCCCAACTGTAGCGAATCCCCCTCAGACAGGTCAAGCCATGTCAAAGCCGACCGATAGTCAGGCCCTGGCGACGCGTGAGCAGGCGCTGGTCCCGGACGTCATCACCACCCCGGCGGAGTTCAAGCGGTCGCTCAGTGTCTGGCAGAGCGAGCACTACCACGTGCTCACGCCGCAGGCGGACTTCGGCTCCCTGCCGCCGCAGTGGACGATCGTGCCGTCGATCGTGAAGCTCGATCCGGACCCTAATGCCGGCGACGTCTACCGCGACAGCCTGTTCTGCAAGGGCGACGAGGTTGCCCCCACGAAGGTGGCGTTGCGCAAGCTGGCGCGGGGCGGCGGTCTGAGCTGGACGACTCGCCGGACCGACTCGGGCAATGTCCAGAACTACTGGTCGATGAGCGCCACGATCAGTTACCGCGGCTTCGATGGGCAGATGAAGACATCGGAAGCATCCTACGAGTGGGACCTGAGGGACGGCTCCGCGCGCATCGGCAACATGAGCGCGAAGGAACTCAACCGCGCGCGCCTGAACGGGTATCGGCGGTGCGAGGCGGGCGCCATCAATGCGGCCATTCGCGAGTATGGACTGAAGCAGAAGTACTCGCAGGAGGACCTCCTGAAGCCCTTCGTGGTGCTGAACCTCGTGTTCAACCCCGACATGGCCGATCCGCAGCAGAAGGCGGCGGTGCTCCAGAGCGCCCTGACCAACACGGCGCTGCTCTACGGCTCCACCGAACCGGAGCCGTCCGGCTCCCCCAAGGGGAGAGGGGAGGTTGTCGGAGAGTTCAACGCCAACGAGCCCGAGCCCGAAGTGCGGGAGTTCGACGCGGACGAACCCGCCCAAGCGAAAACCGCCGGCGTGAAGATCCTCAGCGTCGGCCAGGTTGGTGAGCGGGACGAGTTCATCGTCACCATCGAAGGCGGACGGAAGCTGCGCACCGACGATCGGATGATCGCCAACGCCTGCGTCAGGGCGAAGAAGGCCGGGACGGCGCTGCCGCTCGTCGTCGATGACCAGGGCGAGATTCTTGAAATCGAAGCGGAGGACAAGGGGCTGTGACGCTCCATCGCTTCGTTCACATCGGTGACCTGCACCTGGGGCCGAACAGCCGGAACGCCGATCGGCGCGCGGCGCTCGACCAGATCATCGCAGAGCAACGCACCCAGCCCGTCGCGGCCTGGCTGATCCCGGGTGACTTGAACCACGGTCGGCAGACGATCGAGGACAAGAACTACCTGACCGATCGCGTTATCCAGATGGCGGACCACGCGCCGGTGGTCATCGCGTACGGCAATCACGACCTCCCCGGGGACCTCGACTACCTGACGAGGCTCCACTCGGCGTGGCCTATCTACGTGGTCACGCGTCCCGAAGTGCTCACCGTGCCACTCGGCACGGGCGGCGTGGCAGCGATCTATGTCCTGCCATATCCCACGCGCGCCGGCCTGATCGGGGCCGGCGTCCCGTCTGACGGGGTCGTGGATGCTGCGCGCGGGGCACTCGACATCATGTTCATGTCGGCGGCGGCGCAGCTCGAGGAGGCGCGGAAGGGCGGCGCCGTCACGCTGGTGATCGGACACGTCAACGTCGCGGGCTCCGTGTCCTCGTCCGGTCAGCCGAACATCGGCAAGGAAATCGAGGTCGACCCGGCACTCCTGCAGCGGTTCGGCAACATCTACATCGGCCTGAACCACATCCACAAGGGTCAGGCCATCGCAGGCGCGGTGTATCCCGGCTCCGTCTGTCGGTTGGATTGGGGCGAAGTCGAAGAGAAGCACTACTTGATCGTGGAGTGTGCGGCCGATGGGTCCTTCCAGTGGTGGCCGCAGCCGATCGACGTCGCCCCCATGTATCACGTCGAGGGGGAGCTGACGCGCGAGTCGTTCACGTGGCACCTGGGCGACACGCCCGGCGATGCCCCGGAGTCGTGGGACGGCTGCGAGGTGCGCGTCCGCTACCGCTACAACGCGGAAGAGAAGGCCGCCCTCAACGTCGACCTCGTCGCGGCGCCGTTCGCCGGTGCGAAGCGGCTTGAGTTCGACCCCATCGCGGTGCGCACCCGCGCCGTCAGATCGCCCGAGGTGGCCGCCGCGGTCACGCTCGAAGCCAAGGTAGAAGCGTTCGTCCGGATGTCAGGGCTCCCATGGGGAGAAGGCATGGAAACGAAGTTCGCCGCCCTCCAGAATCCGGACGGGGCCGCGTTCCTCACCCAGGTTCAACAGGAATTGTCAGGGGCCGTCGGATCCACGCAATCCCGTGATGGCTCCGCTTCAAGTGTGGCGGTCCCTGACAGTGATCTCGCGGGGGTGGCACTGTGAAACTCGAAACCCTTTCCCTCCGTGGCGTGCTGCGATTCAGCGACACGCAGACGCTCGACCTGCGCGCGCTGCAGCCAGGGCTCATCGGCATCGTGGCGCCGAACGGCGCCGGCAAGACCAGCCTGCTCGAATCACCCTTCGCGTGCTTGTATCGGGAGTTCCCGAGCCGGGACCGGGAGATGTTCGACTACGTCACCCGCGCGGACGGCTTCATCGAGACGACGTTCGAGCTGGAAGGGCAGGGGCTCTTCCGCGCGCGCCTGGCGCTCGACGGTCCGCACCGGAAGGCGGAAGCGATCCTCGCGCGCATCGCCGCCGATGGCTCTCAGGTGATCCTGAACGGCGACAGCAAGGTCAGCACCTACGACGCCGCGATCCGGCAATTCCTGCCGGACCGGGCGCTGGTCCTTGCCTCCGTGTTCGCGGCGCAGAACCGATCGGGGTCCTTCGCCAAGCTGGATAAGAAGGGGAAGAAGGACCTGTTCGCGAAGCTGCTCGGGCTCGACCACTATGAGGAGCTGGCGAAGCGCGCGAAGCAGGCGGCCGACCTCACGCAGCAGTCGATCGACAGCCTCTCGGCCCGGCGGGACCTGCTGGCGAGCGACGCCAGCCAGAAGATCGCGGATGCCCTCGACCAGCTCGCCCAGCAGCTGCAGATCGACGGCGGCACGATCGAACTCCGCCGGGCCGACCTCGGCCCGCAGATCGGGAACCTCGACGCCGCGCTGACAGCGTGCCAGGAAGCGGCCGCCCAGCATGCCGCCGCGACCTCGAGACAGGACGCGGTCCTGCGCGACATCGGCCGGCTGACGGCGGAGCACCGCGCGGTGGAAGAGACGCTCCGCAGCTTACCGGCCGCCGAGGCGCGGGAAGTGGAGGCCGTATCCGCAGCTCTCGAGGGTGCCAGACGGCAACACGTCAATGACGTAAAGGACACGTCAGCTCTGGACGCGGAGCTACAGGAGATTGACCAGCAGGAGGCCGCCACACACGCTGATGCCGACAGGCGGATCCAGCGGAATCAGGAGCTGGCTGGGCGGGCCGACGCGATCCGCGCGGCCGTGGAGTCAACGCACGCGGCCCAGCTCGCCATCAAGGCGAAGCGCCAGGCGCAGGGCGAACTGATGGAGCGCAAGGACGCGCTGACGCGGCGTGAGCAGGTGCAGCGTGACGCACTGTCGGATGTCCTGACCGCAGAGCGCGAACTGGCGTCGGCCCATGCGGCGGCTTCCCGCATCGGCAACATGCCCTTCGGTGAGGATTGCGCGCCGTGCGGCTTCCTCGTGGATGCGGTCGCCGCGAAGGCTCAGATCCCCGGGCTTGAGGAGCGCGTCGCGGCGCGGTCAACGATCGAAGCCGAGATTCAGCAGATCGCCGCCGAGGCTGCTGGGATCGCGGCCGACATTCACGCCATCAGCGGCGACGTCGCGAGACTCGAAGAACAGATCGCGTCGGCCCAGAAGGATGCCGCGGCCGAGGCAGACCTTGCGGCGGCCGAGGAACGCATCAAGGGCCACGAGCGGCGGAAGACGGAAGCCACCGAACTGGCTGTGAGTCTCCGCGCGGCCGCGCACACCAGGGCAGACCAGCGCGTAGCGCGGCTCGATGCCGACCTGAAGAAGGCGGAAGCGGTCCACGCGAGTGCGCTCGGCGCCTTGCGGGAGCGGTTCGACCGTCAGGCCACCGAACTCAACGCCACCAGGGTGCGCCTTGGCGATCAGCTCGAAGCCCTGTCCGTGGAGCGTAACGAACTGGAGGCGACGATCGCGGCTACCGCGGCCGCCAGCGTCGACGCGACCCGGCTGACGGCGGACCTCGCTGCCGCCCGGCAGGAATGGGACGAGACGACGAGCGCCCTCGCCAGCGTGCGCGCGCGCGTCGAGGACCTGAACCGCCGGCGGGAGGAGTGGGTGGCGAAGCACGACGAGTGGGTTGGCGTGACGCGCCAGGTCGAGCGCCTGACGGCCCAGCACGTCGAGTGGACAAACCTCGCCAAGGCGTTCGGGCGGGACGGACTGCCGGTCCTCGAGATCGACGCGGCCGGGCCGACCATCTCCGGCCTGGTGAACGACCTCCTGCGTGTGTGCGGGATGGGCCGGTTCTCGGTGGACCTCGTCACCCAGGAAGCCAAGGTGACGAAGGGGAAGGACGGCTCCCTCTACAAGGACTCCTTCGAGCTGAAGATCCTCGATGCCGAGCGCGGCGGGGAACCCCGGGACCTGTCGGACCTGTCGGGTGGTGAGCAGGTCATCGTCGATGAGGCCCTGAAGCTGGCGATCGCCATCTACGTCAATCAGCGGAACGTCGCGCCGATTCGCACCATGTTCCGGGACGAGACGACGGGCGCCCTCGATCCGGAGAACGCGCTGCGCTACATGAGCATGCTGCGCCGCGCCCACGAAATCGGCGGCTTCCACCACACGCTGTTCGTCTCGCACAACCCGGACTGCTACGCCATGGCCGATGCCCAGGTGCACATCGCGGACGGTCAGATCAGCGTGCAGGAGCCGCCCTACGCGGCGGCAGCGGAGGCGGCGTGATGCTCGACAGGAGAGCGCCGGCGAAGCCGGAACGCGGCGAATACCGCCTGAAGCAGAAGGCGAAGCGGCGTGAGTTGGTGAACAAAGAGGACGCCATCAAGGCGGACTCCAAGCGCCGCGACGGGCACCGCTGCCGCTGGTTCCATGAGACGCCGGAGGAGGAGCGGGAATGCCGCGACCTCCGGAAGGACTCCGCCCACATCGGCCACAAGGGCATGGGCGGTGACAAACAGCTACTCCGTACGAAGCGTGAGCTGCTGGTGACGATGGGCCTGCGCTGCCACGACCGGTTCGACAAGCGCGGCGATCGGCGCGTCGTCTTCCTGACGAAGGACAAGGCGGACGGGATCATCGCCTGCGAGGTGAAGCGCGGCGGCCGGTGGGTTGAGATCGGGCGCGAAATCTCGATCGGCGTCTGGGCGTGACACGAACGAGGAGCACGGGTGAGGGTCCGGCGCCCACTCAATTCTGAGTCGCCCTTGGAACAGGCGGCGCCCGTGCTTCGCGTTGGTGTTCTGACAGTTCAACAGGAGAGGTCAATGGCAGACGAGACGAGCGGAACGGACCAGATCACGAAGAGCCACGATGCGCTGCCCGCGAAGATGCGGCACCAGATCGAGGAGTGGTTCACGTACCACAAGCCGCAGGCGACCCAGCCCGAACGCTACGTACGGATCCGCGCCGCGGCGAAGCACCTGGCGCTGGAGATTGCGGCCTGCACGCCGGTGAGCGCGGACCAGAACGCGGCTTTCCGGAAGCTCCGCGAGACGGTGATGACCGCGAACGCGGCGATCGCGCTGGAGCCGGTCCCGACCGGGCTCGACCAGAACTTGCCAGCTACGACGCTCGGGGCGTTCCGCGGACTGTAAAGGGCTCGACCGCGGCAACGCTCCGCACCTTCGGCTGGATGGTTTGAACACCCGAGGGAAATGCGTGACAGCCGGAGAGACGGCACCGAATCCCGCGCGGTGGGTTACAGACCACGGCGCGGACTGCTGCGAACGCCAGCGCAGGCAAGCACAAAGGGCCAGAACACGCGGCCCGGCGTGAGTATCAGGCGTGCCTTTCCCGGTTTCAGAGCAAACCGGGTGCATTCACAACACACATGACCAGATCAATCGAGCGTCGTTTCGAGCAGTTCCATGCGGAGAACCCGCATGTCATGGCGAAGCTCCGCGAGATCGCCCTGGCGGTGAAGCGGTCCGGGAAGAAGCAATTCGGGATCGCGGCGCTGTTCGAGCGTCTGCGCTGGATTTCAGAGTTCGAGACGTCGAACGACGCCTACAAGTTGAACAACTCGCTGCGGGCGCCATACGCGCGGGCGCTGATGGCGCAGGAGCCGGACCTGCGCGGGTTCTTCGAGACGCGCGAGCGGGCGCGACGGCCGCAGCAGACGCAGGTGCGGCGGCACTTCCGCCGGAAGAAGGGAGCCCCGAAGCCGCCGGCGGCGCCGACGATGGACGCGAGGCTCTTCTGATGCGCTGTCGGAAGACCGCCAGCACCCGCACCTACGTGAAGGTCGAGGCGATGCTCCCGAACCGTCTCGAGCTGCACATCGGCCGGGAGTTGCGCAGCCCGAACCGCTGGCTGGGCGGCCGCAAGGAGTACTACGAGTCGCAGGCCTGGGAGCGGATCCTCCTGGGCGGTATTCGGAGCCTCCCGCCGTCCGTGCTGTTCCGAGGTTGGCCGCCCGGGCGGCGCCGGGTGCAGGTGACGCGCCTGGTGCCGGGAAAGCGGAACCTGCTGAAGGACGACGACAACCGCGCGTACCTCGGGAAACCGCTGATGGACGCGCTGGTGCGCCTCGGGTGGCTGCAGGACGACCGACGGAAGTACCTCGAATCGACCACGCCAATCGAGGACGTGTCAGACGACAAGCGGTACCTCACGATCCTCGTGATGGAACCAGCGGAGGAGAAGGTAGATGGCAACGAAGGGATTCACAGAAACGCTGAAGGAGGTCCGGGACGGGGACCTCGTGGTGGAGCTCACGGCTCGGATGAAGGAACTGGTGGAGGCCGTCACGGGCACCCAGAAGTCCGGAAAGCTCGTCATCACGCTGGGGCTGAAGCCGATGTCGAAGGGGGCC